AACAGTAAACTAAGAGGAAAGTATTATGCGCATGGTAAATGACCACGCAGAAGTGATTAAGAGTTCAACTTCTTTAGAGACGTCTCAAGCACAGATTACAATGACACCTGAGATGTTCAGCCTTTTGAGTTCTGGTGTATATACCTTTAAAGAAAGGGCAGTGATTCGTGAACTGTCATGTAACGCAGTAGATGCTCAGAAAGAAGCTGGAAAAGAGAACATCCCGTTCCATGTGCATTTACCTACTCGTTTTGAGCCTTACTTTGAAGTTCGTGATTTTGGAACTGGATTGACTCATGATAAAGTTATGAGTTTGTATCTAAACTACGGGGCTTCTACGAAGAATGACTCTAATGACTACATTGGTGCAATGGGTATCGGCTCAAAATCCCCATTTGCAATTGCTCAGTCATTCACAGTGTCTAGCTATGTTGACGGTGTTGTTAATAAGTACTCTGTTTATCTTGAGAATGGCATCCCTCAAGTAACTAAGCTGACAACTAACCCAACAAAAGAACCTAATGGTTTAGCTGTACGTGTGGCAGTTGCTGACCACCGTATCTCAAAGTTCTTTGAAGAAGCTGGGAATGTGTACTCATACTTCACTGTAAAACCAGAAAGTAATATTGAGTACGACGATGTATTAGCAGATATGAACGTCATTGCCCGTGAAGAAGGTGTTTATGATGCCATGATTCATAAGCAAAGCTGGCGTTCTAGTGGTAACAGGACAGAGTTTAATGTGGTGATGGGTAACATTGCCTACCCTGTTAATATGGAAGCATTACTTGGCGATGATTTCTTCAAAGTATTGCCAGAATTTTTCCGTAGGAGCGTAGACCTTGTAAACATCTACATGCCTATTGGTTCAGTTGCTATTGCAGCTTCTCGTGAAGCATTGCAGATGAATGACACGACAAAAAATGTTATCATTGAGGCTACTAAAAAGATAACTGAAGCCATTACAAAGGATGTTATCAAGAAAGTTAATAGCCAACCTACACTCATGGATGCTGCACAGGCTTATGCTGAGTTACGTTTGAACTCACGAGAGATGTTTAATGCTGTGTGTCCAAAGCTAGAGTGGGGAGGCGTTAAGCTTGATTCTCTGGAAGAAGAATTGCTAAACATTCGTCGTGGGATTATCTACGCAGAAGACGGCTCAGTCATTTATGAACGTGACGGTAAAGGCAATATTAAGGTTGATAGGAACGGGAACAATATCCCTAAAGTAGATTATCTTTATAACCCAGTTGCTTATGTCAAGTTCAACTCTTTAGAGAGTAAGATTCGTGCAACAGCACTTTCCTACACTCAAGAGGCAAGTATGTTCAATATCTTTGGCGCAATGCGTAAAAGCCAAATTGAACAGTTTTTGTTCGTGATTAATGACCGTCGCAATAAAAATGGTACTGAGAAGACTGTAGGCCGCAATCAGATTCTGCGTGGTGCATGTCGAGACTACGCCAGTGAGTCAAGTCTGTTTCACAGATATAATGGTATTGTGTTTGTATTCTCGACTGAAAAAGAGTTAGATGATTTAATCAATCTACACAAACTTGATAAAAGCTTGTTAAAGATTGTGAAGATGTCTGATAAGGAACATCACTATCAGCGTAAAGAAGCTGTAAGAGGTGTTGTAAAACTCTGGAAAGCTGTTCCAGCAGAAGGTGTAGCTTCCTATAAAGAGGTTTCAGAGGACTTTGATACAATTGAAGAACCTCAGCTTTACATTAAGGCAGTTGGTGACACAGTTGATGGCGAATGTTTTTGCTCATCTCCAGAAGATGTGGCTAAGTCAGTTGCTAATGTTATAGGGAAGACAGTCTATGTTTTCCGAAAAGCAAATTGGAAAAAGATACCAGAAGACTGGATTGAAGTAGATGAGAAGCTCTTGAACGACAGCTTAACTGATGTTCATTGGATTAATCATAACAGGTATATGACACGCATCTACATGAATGGTGTTCTTGACCTTACAAGTAGTTGGATTATTGCCAGAAACTTTACATTCAATAACAGGAAGATTTCTCGTGGCTATTGCTATTCACGAGATACTAGCAAAACTATCTTCCTAGAAGGTAATGAAGAGGCTGTAGAGGCTATGTTCGGTAAAATCCAGTATGTTGCTGCACCGTTTGCATACACTTACACTATTAGTAGATTGCAAACTTTGAAAGACTGCCTTGACAATGATACAAAGCTGTACAAGAAAATTAAGAAAGCTGGTGACCGCATGGTCATTAAGGTGACAAACTACCTTTCAAAAAGAAAACAAGAAAACTTCTTGCTTTCTCATTTAGATTGGAATAAAGTGTCACCCATCGAAGTGAGTAAGTTCTTAGGCTTTGATGTGAAGTGTGTTCCAGAAGGAACTACAGTTTACGATTAAAGTGTTTGACAAGGGGCTTCAAAGCCCCTTAGAATAGCCTTACAAAATGATTTATTAACTAACAAGAGAGAGTAATAAGATGACTACTAAAACTAAAGCACAGATTGACGCAGAAATTTACAAACTGGTTAAAGAAGGTAAGCTGACTAAAACAGCTATTGCACAGAAATTTAATACTTCAACCCGTTCAGTTGGTCGTGCTGTAGAGCGTCATGAAGCAACCTTAAAAGGGAATAAGAAGGCGACTTCTACACCAGCTACGAAAACTTTGAAGCAAGTTGCTAAGACCTTTAAGAAGAAAGCTGGCAAACCAGTTGAAAAGGCTGTTAAAGAGTCTGTACAGAAAGCTCCGGTGAATAAACTGCATGAAGCTATGCAGAAAGATGACAAGATTGAGTACATGATTACTGGTGATTCTGTAATTATGACTTATGGTTCAGAATCTGAAATTGTTGAGTCTACTCATCCGAACTATCAAGAGATTGTAGTTCATGTTGTGAAAGGTGAGTTCAAGAAAGCATTTGAACTGATGAACATTCGTAAGTCTATCGAAAACTTCACTCAGGGTGCTATCACAATCAAAGGCGACAAGCTATTCTACGGTGCTGTTGAGATGCGTTCTACTCTGGTTGACCGTATTCTTCACATGATGAAAACTGGCGATAAAGGTTTTGAACGACTTGTAATGTTCTTCGAAAAACTGATGGAAAACCCATCTAAAGATTCTGTAGAACAACTTTGGGGATTTGTATCTCACCTTGATGTTGAAATTGATGAGGAAGGCTACATCATTGGTTGGAAGAAAGTCTCTACTTGTGAAGGTAAGCTGGTTGACTCCCACACCTACAAAGTTCCTAACGATTTGGGTAACATTGTAGAGATGCCACGTTGGATGGTTGATAATAACCGTAACGTGACTTGCTCTCAAGGTCTTCATGTTGGTGCTTGGGATTATGTTCGCAGCTTCTCAGGTGATACAATCCTGAAAGTTCGTGTCCACCCACGAGATGTTGTATCTGTTCCAACTGATTACAACGATATGAAGATGCGTTCCTCTCGTTATGAAGTTGCAGCAATCGTTGATAATCAACGTAAAGTGCTGGAAGCATGGGACGGTAAGACTGAAGCTTTGCATGTCATCGTTGGCACTGCTGGTGAACTTATCTCTCAACGTAAACGTGAAATCTAATAAGTAATTTCTTAAAAGGCTGCTTCGGCGGCCTTTTTTATTTGTATTTTGTGCAGAGTGCTGTATAATTGTTGTCACGATAAACTAAACAGGAGAACCAATGAAGAAATTGATTCTAGGTTTGTGCTTAATGTTTACAGCACACTTATCTTATGCAGTTGACTGCCCAGAGCTATCAATTAGCCAAAAAGTGAACATGTTAAAAGCTTACCAGTATGGTGAGAATAACATGGGTAAAGGTTGGGGTATCACTCTAGCAGCTATAGCCTTACAAGAGTCAGAGTTAGGTCTGAAGGTAGAAAATAAAAAGACCCATGACTACGGTATCTTCCAGAATCACTTGAAGACTGTTGTAAAGCGTAACAAAATTAGTCCTAATGTTGCTAAAAAGAAACTCTTAAAAGATTTTGACTATGCCGCAAAAGAAACACATAAAGAGCTTGAGTTTTGGACGAAGGTACATGGTCACCCAAAGTCAAAGAAGACTTTACAAAAAGTTTTAGCATCATATAATGCTGGGTATTCGTACAGAATCCCTAAAGCTAAGAAATACTCTCAAGATGTCTATAACAATATGAAAGTTATTGCTCAATGTGAATTTGCAACAAACATTTCTAAGGTAAACCATGAAAAAATTAAGAAAGTCTGATGAAGTCCTGTGTCATGCTTATGACTTACATCCTCATGAGTTAGGTCTTGATTCCTGTGTATGGACTCCAGAACAGTGCAGGGATTTTGAAGACACTGCAAGAGAAGTTGTATGTTCACTTGAAGAGTTCCACACATCAGAACCAATTGTGAACGTTGTGGACAAAGAGACTGGACAAACTATAGGTGTAAGGCGTGATAGTTTAGTCATAGTCAATAAAGACCTTGTAGAAAAAGGTAACCTCATCTTAGCAGATATTGATGGCGTTCTTACAAATTTTAATCACGAAGATTGCTCAACGGAATTGACTGATGGGTCATTCTCACAGTACACTAATCTTCTTGACTCTGTAAGAGCAAAACCAACATATGTTTTTAGTATTATTGATGCAATTGCTAATCATGCTGCCATTGGACTCTTGACAGCGAGAGGTGAATCTCAGAGAATACCTACTGAGATGTTTTTAAGGCATAACATAGAGCATGATTACATGCTTTTTATGCGTGGTTTTGGAACTAACTCTATAAGTGCAGAAAGTTTAAAAGTGAGGATGATTCAGTCTTGCATTCTTCCTTATTTTAATATAGTATGCTTTATAGAAGATACAGAGAAGAATGTTCAGAAGGTAAACAGAATCCTTCCACACATTAAAACCATGTTAGTTAAACATTGAGAGAAGAACTTATGAACAATATCATTACGGTAGCACTGGACGATACGGCAAACAAATCTGAAGTAGTTCGTAAAATGATTCAAGGTAACTTTGAAGGTAAAATTTTCCGTGCTGTTAATGTAAAAGCTGATGGCAGCATTCGTGAATATCGTGCATTGTTGAATGTTAAGAAGCACGTAAAAGGTGCTGGTTCAACGACTGCACACAAAGAAAACCTGATGACTATCTATGATATGGGTAAGGCTTCAGAGTTAGGTGCTGAGGGTATCGTTAAAGAAGGTGCTCCGTATCGCTCTTTCAATCTGGAAACTACTCTTATGCTTTCCTTTACAAGTGGCTCTAAAACAATCACTTATCTCTTTACTGATGCTGCAACGGTATCTGCTATTAAGGATAGCACTATCAAAGCTGGCGTAGTTGCTGCTGCAAAAGCCTCTTCGATGGCTGCGAATATCCTTGCTAAAGTCCTCGGTTAAGGTTAAGATACAGGCTCCTTCGGGAGCCTTTTTCATTTCAGGAGATTTCTAAATGACATTTAAAGAGTTCTGTCAAGCCACTTTCATAATTGTTTTCTTAGTTGGGGCGGGTGTCTGGGGAGGATACTCTTACAGAGACTACCAAGTTGCTGAAGCTGAGTTAAGCAATGAGAAGCTAATAAGTGTTGCTAAAGATGCTTATCAGGAAGGATTAGTTACACTGAGCACCAATTACAAAAATGATTTGAAAGATGTGCTTGCTAAGAATAAGCACACAAAAGAGGTACTAACATATGAAAAAACTAAGCCAGAGTTTTATAATGTTTGTGTTACTGATAATTATGTCAGGGTGTTCAACGAACAAAGTGAGCAGTACATTCAAAAACTCCCAAGTAAGTGAGAGTGATAAGTACACTCAAGAAGAATCACGGTATATCATCAAAGGCAACACAGGCAGTGATGTAGCAGCAGCACTTGAGTTCTACCGTGACGGCTTTTACCAGTGTACAATTAAAGCTAATAACCTTATTGACATGATTTTATTAGGGAATAAGCAGCAATGACAGAGAATCAAGACACTTTCTATGTAGAAGGTTACTTACTGTTACCACGACCAAAAGAAACTTATATGCGAATTGACTTCTTGCCAACCATTATGGATAATGTGATGTGTCATATCTTTATGCAAGGTGTCACAGCACAGCTTAAGCATGTTGGTAAAGAGTGCAAAATAAAGGTTGACACTCATCCAGAAATCAAAGAGAATCACTACACATGGTTCTTACCAGATTCTAAAGAAATCTTAGCAGTTCTTAAAACGAGGAAATGATTATGCAATTCCAGCCAACAAATCGTGGATTTTCTTATGCAGAATTTAAAGATGCTAAAGGGGAAATTTGTACTTTACAAGAAAGTTCATCATACGAACCATGTATCTGGTTAGGTGCTAAAGAGGTCTCTGTTCAGTACCTAGATAATGGCTGGAAAACACTTGATATACCAGCATTAGTTGGTAAAGATTTTGTAGGTAATCAAAGAATGAAGCTCAATCAAGAACAGGTAAAAGAGTTGTTGCCGTACCTCCAATACTTTGCTGAAAATGGTGAATTACCAACAGAGGAACTTACAAATGCAGATTAATGGAAGAGACTTTGTAGCCGTTTACTACGAGAAAGGTAAAGAAGTTGGTGTAGCACAAGTATCTTATGGCAATGGTAAGTGGCTATATGGAACAATCGCAGTAGTAGGGACAAGAAGTGATACAAAAACTTTTAAAGATTGTGTTGACCTTCTTGAAGAATCCATCCAGAATCATTGGTGTCTGATATGGATGACTGATAACGAAGTGATGGAGCGTTTCAAAAAGATTGATATCAACATTGACAGTATCGAGCATGTTGATTTATATGAGCTAACTGAGAAGGTAAACTATGAAAGTAATACTAGCCAGAGATAAAAAGACCCGTAAAATTGTAAGTTCAGCAGTATTCATAGGGAGAGATGAAGTCATCCCGTTTGCAGGAGAAGATGTGTTAACTTACAAGAAGGTGATGAAACGTGAGTTCAGTAACCGTTTCCGTGACTTCTTCTCTGAACCATTGGAAGACTTTAAAAGTCGTTGTGGTAAAGGCATCATCATTCAAGAGGCAATTATTCATGGCTGACTTCTGCAAAGACTGTTCTATCGAAATGTTCGGACGTGATACAGGTGACTTAAAAGGTCTTATCACTGAAGATGACTTTAAAGCTGGCTATGCAATGCCAGTAATCTGTGAAGGTTGTGGGTGCATCTGGGTAGACCACGAAGGACAGCGTGTAAAACCTTCAGAAGATAAAGAATCTTGGGAGAGATGTTAAATGGGTATTGTAAAAATCATCAATGGTGATATCTTTGCTGCATTTGATAAAGGTAAGTTTGACATCATTGGTCATGGTTGTAACTGCATGAACCTAATGGGTGCAGGTATCGCTGACAAGATTTCTAAACTTTACCCAAAAGCATATGAGACCGATACAGAAGTTTATCTCTATGCAGGTGGTATAGGCCACAAACCCTGTGAGAATTTACTAGGTAATTTCTCTGTAGCACGTTTAAAACAAGGTCGTATAGCTAACCTTTACACTCAGCTTAAGACTGGTAAAGATGCCCGATACAGTGCTTTAGAGTCATCTTTGAAACAGCTTAACAGATACTGTGAAGTTAACCAGTTGAAGAAGGTTGGTCTACCTATGATTGGTGCAGGTATCGGTGGACTTGACCCTCAAGCTGTCACAGTTATCATCAATCAGGTGATGAAGAGTGTAGATGTTTATCTGTATGTCTATGAAGGCGAGATGTACCACAAGTTACGCTCAGGTTGGAAGAACTACTGTGAACCAGAATACTTTGCAGGTGTAGCAGTGTTCACGGATAACGCAGTTACCCTCTTCAGACGAAGAAAAGGTAAGATACATCAAAGTAACCCTCCGGTTGAAAAGATGTCTCTAGGTAATGCTCTAGTTACCCACCTGTCGAAGAGCAATCACAGAATGGCTGTGACATTTGGTAGTGATGCAGAAGCTTATATCTATGCAAGAACTGATGAGGATATCGAGGCAATCTTCTCTTCACCAGAAGTTACCTTCTTAGACGCAAAGAACTAAGAAACTCTGTAGAATATTCACAATAGACTAAGCCTTTCTTATCTGGTAAATTTTTCAGGTAAGGGGGGCTTTTTCATTTCAGGATTGTGCAGGTATATTTCTATAGAGAAATCTGTAGAGAAAATTTTGAACTCCAAAGAGAAAATTCATTTTCAAACTGTGCAGGTAATCTCCAAAGGGCTTTTTCATTTTCAAAACGTGCAGACCCCGCTCAGGTCGGGCAAGAAAAATCATTTTAGAATCGTGCAGGTAGGTTTTTATAGAGAGCCAGACCAACCCCTCTCCCCCTCTTACTCCCCCTCTCCCCAAAAGTCAAGAGAAAAATTTGTAGCGGATTGAAAAATAATTCTTGATTTGTGTTCTGTTTTGTGGTAGTCGTGTGCGCCCGTTTCATTACAGTTTCGCCAAAGATATTTTTAAAATTTTTCTTGACTCTTTGAACGGGGTTATCTAGTATTTGCATCAACGGGGAGGGAATGACCTTCCCCACTAAATAAAGTCCTAAACTGGAGATTCAAAAATGAAATATCGTGCGCCTAAATTCATCAACAAAGACAACTTTCGTAGCGTACTGGAGAAGTCACTTGATGAAAATTTCAAAGGTAATGTGATTGTTGTTCACTCGTTCAATTTTAAGTATGATATCAACGGGAATAAAATTAACCATTACACGGCAACCATGTTAGATGGTACTCTTTCAAGTGAAAAAACAATTCTACATGCACTTGCTGGGCGTGGTAAAAACCTGATAAGCTGCAATAAGAGACGTTATCAAGGTGGCGCATATGGTTATGATGATGCTGTTTACCATCTTGAAAATATGGGCTATTCAGTGGAGAAAGCTGGAGCGTCTCAAATAATTGGTAGTGATGGTTATGTGACAATATTCAAAATTAACTGATAAAGTACTTTACAGGGGGCTTATAGTTCGATAAAGTAAGCCCCAGATAAAGAGCTTTACCACTAAATCCTAAATTGGAGATTCAAAAATGGCTATTATCAAAAACGTTGTAATTCCTGCAAAAACTCGTGATGACGCTCGCATTATGGCGAAAAAGTTAGGCGGGAAAGTGGTTGACAACGGAAAACAATCTGCTGTAAGATGGGGTGTGAAGGCTGATAAACAGTTGAAGCTAAAAAATTCACCAATAAACCTTTTTGCATGTGTAAACACTATCGGGAAGACAAATGTATACACGAAAAAGGCATATATTAGACGCGTAGTCTTAACATCCCCCATTCGTACAATGAGAGGTTATGCAAAGCTGAAAATTAACTGAGAAAGTACTTTACAGGGGGCTTAAAAGTTGGTATCTTAAGCCCCAGATAAAGAGCTTTACATAATCCTAAACTGGAGATTCAAAAATGAACATTAATCAAAAACTGAAAACCGCCTCACAAGTCCTATTCACAGATGATGACTATTTCAATAAAGACCTCACAGGTTTGAAATCTCTTAAAGAGATTAAAGAGCGCATGAAAATTTATGGAAAACCTCGGTTAGTTGGTGTATTCTCTAACTGTTATGTTTATCAGCTTAATGGTCATTACAATTTTACGATTACTATTTTATCCTAAACTGGAGATTCAAAAATGAAATTATCAAATAAAGTCCGTGAAAACCTAAGCAAGTTACTCAACAAAATTGATTTTATCGAGACATCAAGGAATAGTCATGATGTTATGGAATGGTTACACGGCAAAATAAAAGGCCGTCGTGTAGTGATTTGCTTATGGAATAGTTGCAGGGAGTATAAAAAACCTGTATTGCAAATTAATGTTTATGATGATACTTATAAAAGCCCTGTTAAGTCTGAAAGTGATTTACTAGACTCTTATGAGATAACTGTAAATGGCAAAGTATCACGTAAAGAGGAAGCACTATGTTAATGATGGGTATCACTGCAATCATCGCCATTATGGCACTATACAAGGCTTATAGCGCCTATAATCTGGCAAGTAAGGCAATCACCCAACAGGTTGATAATAGCCTTGTAATGAGCTTTCTAGAGCGTTTAAGCGATGAGCAAATAAAGCGGCTAGAAATGAGCTTCAGATTTAAATCGAGAACTTATCAAATCAGCGACATTTTCAAAGATGATTTTCAGCTAGTGGATGATTATAATTCTCTGATAAATGCTTTAAATATCAGTGATTTAAAAGATTATCACGCTGTAATTGTTCAAGAATTGAGCAAACGAAAACAAAACTGTTGACACTGATTTTTAGATAGATTAAATTACACATCAACGGGGAGGCAATAACCTCCCTACTAAATAAAGTCCTTAAACTAGGAGATTCAAAAATGTATACTACTAACAACGGTCGTACTTTGAACGTAACACTGCGTCACTATGTGAATGGTGTAATGCACTTTGATGATTTACAAGCTGAGCAACATATCTTAGATTGGCAAGTAGCAGGACTCCAAAAAACTGCTACAGGATACGGGAAAAAGATTCCAACTAGTTGGAAAGTATACTATGAAGGACGTTTGCGCAGAATTTATCAAGATGTATGCAGTAATAGCGCATCAAGTTACATCATAGTAAAAGGTAAAAAACTGCATTTAGTATAAAGTACTTTACAAGGGGCTTATAGTTCGATAAAGTAAGCCCCAGATAAAGAGCTTTACCACTAAATCCTAAATTGGAGATTCTAAAATGACTATTAATAATCGTGAGTTATCAATCTTAAAAGCACGTTTGACTGTCAACCGGATTAATGTTATTACATCATCAGCACCTGATGAGACATTGCACAATATTATCGGGAAGATTCAAAGTGTTATCTTAGACGTTGAAAGTGTAAAAAACTCATTGGCTGACGTTGCAGCAGGTATCACGCTAGATGGTGCACAATATGAAATGGCAGACATGTTAGGCAAATCAAAGGTAATGAATAAAGAGTTAGATTTGAAAATGTTTAGATTTGCTGTTAAAGTGTGGCTATCTGTCGAGTATGATGCTAATTTTGCAATCGCTGATTTCTTTGCCACTTGGTTGCAACGTAATTTGGCAAATCATGATTTTCGTGATATCTGTGATGCAATTTATGCAGAACTCTGAAAAAAAAAAACTGTTGACACTGATTTTTAGATAGATTAAATTACACATCAACGGGGAGGGAATGACCTTCCCCACTAAGTAAAGTCCTTAAACTAGGAGATTCAAAAATGGCTATTATTAACGGCTTAAACATTGAAACAACACACATCAAAGACATCAAAGTTGGTGATGTAGTCCTTTCCCACGGCGTAGAGAAAACTGTTACTGCAAAGGATATTAAAGAGGATTCTTTCATGGGTAGAACTCTCTTCGGTGATTCTTATTGCTTAGGTTATCTTGCAGTTTTAAAAGTTGTCAAAAATAATCGTTAAAGTACTTTACAAGGGGCTTAAAAGCTGATATCTTAAGCCCCAGATAAAGAGCTTTACCACTAAATCCTAAACTGGAGATTCAAAAATGAAATGCTTTCACGGTACTACTCAAGAAAACTTCATCAACCTGATTAATAACGGTGATAAACCATCAGGCGCATGGAATTGTTCGGATATGGACGGCAATTTTTACGTGTATCCAGAAAATAAAATCTATGGCGACGATGAGGAAGAAATAGCATCAGAAGGTATCCAACAAGCTCTAGGAAATGCCACTATCACCGCAGCTTTCCAGATGAAAACCCAAAATATTGTTATCTTAGAACTAGATATTCCAGAGGATGAGCTAAATGATGATTATTCTTGTGATAATATGTCGAGTGTAGCAAGTTTTACAGAGTACTTTGATGTAAATTGGATTAAAAAGGTCTATACAACAGAGTTTAACGCTATGTATTCACCTTTTTGTCTTCCTTCATTGGATAACCCAAATTTAAACTATCTTGATGAGTCTCTGGAGCTTCTCGCTAAAAGTGTTCAACATTCAGACAGTATTCAGGTTTTTTGTGACATCATGGATACACTGACAGGAAACATTGCAGAAGAGGATTTAAAGAGCTTTTTCTAAAAACCTATGCAATCACCTTATAAACACTAATCAGCCCCTTGTAGGGGCTTTTAGAGGGCTTAAATCATGTTGACAACCGTTTATCTCATCCTTTCTATTTGTAATGGTCATTCATGCGATTTTAAAGGGCTTGAGGAGTTTACAGGGAGTAAAGAAAATGCTATTCAAGTTTGCCAGATAGCAAGGCAAGACTATCCCGCCAGTGATGATATACAATGTTACTTTAAGACAGAAGATAGCGACGGCGTTTATTTTGATAGCGTCGATGGTCAATATGAAATTATCATTGAAAAAGACTAGACAAGCCTGATAAAAATCTGTAAATTGTCAATCAACGGGGAGGGAATGAACTTCCCCACTAAACAAAGTCCTAAACTGGAGATTCAAAAATGGCTTATGTAACCGTAATTACCGATAAAGCTGACTCATCTTGGTCAACTCAAGTCAGTGATAAGATGTCGCCTATGCAGTGCCTAAAATACTTTGAGCAGTGGAACAAAGGCGAGGATGTAAGCCCCTTTCAGGTAATGCAAATCATCCATACAGATAACGAAGGGAATAAAACTACCTTAAACAGTGAATACTACGCAAGCCGTTTTGAAACGAGAAGTAAAACAATGAAGATTTTACGTGAATCCGGCTATTCTCATATTGCCGCGCTAATCTGGGATGACCTGCTAAAAAGCCAGCGTATCAGCTATGTAAAACCTGAAAAAATATTCATCAGTTAATCAACAACTTACAAAAAACTTTTAAAAAAGTGTTGACAACTCCCCTTGACATTGGTAACTTTGTTCGAGGGGGTTTATCTAAAAGGGATTAACTTAAAAGATTCTTTATAGATAAACTTAAAAAATTGCTTGCAATCAGCTATCAAAACAAGTAAATTACTAATCAACGGGAAGGCAATAACCTCCCCACTAAATAAAGTCCTAAACTGGAGATTCTAAAATGAACAAATTTCAAGCTATCAACTTCATTCGTTCAAATGCTGTAATGTCTAAGCCTGTTAAAGATACCTATGAATTTCGTTGCAATGGTGTACACTTTGCAACCATTACCAAATCAGAAAACGGGGCTTATTACGTCCATCGTCGTAATGTTTCCACCGTTGTAGTCTCTCACTTTATGCAAGCTGTCGCGGAACTTCTCCCGATGTTTTTAGGTCTTTACTTAGATGATTGTAAAAACGTTCACAATCACGTTAAAAACCTTTTAAATGGTTATAAAATGGCTTATGAACGTTCTATCAAGTCCTTGAACAAGTTCTATAAAGCACCTGTAAATACCGTTTCAATGGCCTACGGCATAGGTGGCTGGACTGTTAACCTTTCTCTAGTGGAAGAAATCGAGCTTTATGATTTACGTCCTAGCGGTTACTCTAAGACACTGGGAGAAGGTTTAACGTTCAATATCAAGAACTTAGAAAAAACTTTAAAAGATATTGAAAAAGACATTGACGAGACAATCAAAAATCTGTAAATTGTCAATCAACGGGGAGGGGATGACCTTCCCCACTAAATAAAGTCCTAAACTGGAGTTATCAAGATGGAAAACGTAGAATTAACCACACTATTGCAAATTGCAACTGACAAAGAAGACGTAGCACTGTTTCACCGCATCGAAAGCGATTTGTTCAATGGTGAAATCATCAAAGAATCTTATGAAGTTGTCGGATTCAAAGATGGTAAAGCGTTTGGATTCTTTGACCTCGACAAAAGCAACGCGGTTATAAAATATGATGTTTTATCTTGTGAGATTCTTACAAAATACAACGAAAAAAGGCTTGCAACATACGCCAACATGCAGTAAATTACTAATCAACGGGGAGGGATGGCCTCCCTACTAAATAAAACCTTAAACTAGGAGATTCTAAAATGGCTACTATCCGCGCAACTGTTAACGAATTCGGCTTTTGCTCTCTGGATGTTAAATTTGACCTTGTAGGCACTGATAACGCCTTTGAGATGGTGAAAGGTCTTATCTGTCAGACCATCAAAGACTATAACCCTTCTGATGAGTTCTGGAAAGAAACAAAACAGGAAGTTCTTAAAGAGGGTTATTCTTATCACTATTGGGGTGAAAAAATTGTCTCCCTGTACTACGACAAAGAAGGTACTAACTAAACGCCGCAACGGGGCTAAATAGCCCCAGATACCTTTATACAGCCCCTCACAGGGGCTTTTTTACGTCTATCCAATCCTTATACAATACCTTTCCTCACCTTTTCAGAATCTTATCAGACCTTAAAAGCAATAACTCTATAGTCTACTCTATAGCCTTTTATCAAATCAACTTAAATATAAGCCAATAACCCCAGAAAGGGGATGGCCCATTTAAACGCTCTATAAAGCGCTATAACAGCCTTATCAACCTAACTTAAGGGATTGCATTAACTCACCCTTAAAAGCTCTTTACAGGGCTTTATAGAGGCTTAAAAGAATCTTATAAGGGTATAAGCTAATAGGTTGGCTAGTATCTTGTGAATAACTAAACAATCCCCTTGATAGTCACTAAAAAGTATGTTATAGGGGGCTATAAAGTTACTTCAAAGTTACGTGATAGATAGCTTAAAAGTTACGTAAATGCTAGCCCCCTTAACATTTTCTTAACAATTTCTTAACAATCCCCTACATAGTTATGCTTGTTAGAGACTTGTTAGCCCCTTGTTAAATCTCTGTTACAACCACGTAAAAGCCTTGTAAGAACCTTTGGCATAGCCTTAAAAGCCCCTGTAAAGCCCTATAAAGAGCTATCCATACAGTTGAGGGGTAAATACTAGGAAGAGGCTTAAAAGAACTTATAAGGGGCTATAGAGAGCTTTTAAGAGGCATGTTTAAGGAATCACTAAGAAATAAAGGGAACTATAAGAAAAGAGATAGTGACCATGTTAATAGCTTGTTAAAAAGATTAAACACTTGTTAGAAACTTGTTAATTATCTTAACAAAAATAACTCTTTAAAATTAACTTGTTAGCTCTTGTTAGTCATCTGTTAAGATTCTGTAAAGCCTATTCAGCACTTGTTAGAAAACTGTTACAGCCTTGTTAGTTCTGTTAAGAACCTGTTAATACCTTTGAAGAGTTGTTAAGAAGATGTGAGAACTGTTAAGAGATTGTTAAGGATATTTTAAAATTTTGCAAAGTACTTGTAAGGGAGCTGTTAAGGGCTACCAAGCAGATATACATCTTCTACAGATATTTTTCAGTTCCTTCAAAGACCCTAAAAAATGACTTGATAGCCCTATTTTATAAAAATTTTAAAATTCTGAATAATTACCTAGACAGTCTTTTAAAAATACAGGCATAAACAGGCTTATAAGATACCTTGTTAGTACCGTGTTAGACCTTGTGGGGTAAGGTCTGCAAAGATATTCCTGTTAAGTTTGTTAAAACAGTCTATATAGAGGCTTAGTATCCCCTAGTGAACACCTATAGAGGGTAACATAGCTAACCTAATGGGTTACTGTTAAGTAACACAGATAACCTAGAGATTAAGAGGTGTATAGGAGCTTCTAAGATGGTGTAGAGAGATGGTTAAGGTGATTGTATAGGTTGTTAAGAAGGCTTGTTAGAGGGCTTGTTAGAAGGGCTATACAGAGGGGCTATTAAGACCACTAGATAGATACTAAGATACTATATAGTACTATATAACTATATATAGAGAGTAAGCTTAAGAAGGTTGTTAAGAAGGGTAGATATTTTATTCACATATGATGGTGACCCAGAGGTTGGGACAACCGATAAAATTTTATAAAAAATATAAATTTCGTAAATTTTACTCAATAAAAAGCCCCCAATTAAGGAGGCTCTTAAGATATTTTAAATCAGTGTTTCCAGAACTGTTTTTAATGATGACTTGGTTGTCTGATAAAAATGAGTGAATCCATTGTTGTTATCGAATATCTGCATCATGATATCATCTCCCTTGATTGGGTACACTCGGATATCATAGTGAAAACCATTAAAGACACAAGAACCACTACAGAATGCTCTAAAGTCATCCACTGAGATATACTCTTCATGACCTGTGATTTTTATACAGACGCCTTTACTCGGCCTCTTAGGGTTGATATCTTCCATCACAGACATACTCTGCCCACCAAGAGATACCATAGTGACTACTTTACGGTTCTTCTGTCTAAAGTACATCTTAACTTTCTGTAAAGTGTCTTCATAGAACGGATAAGACTTCTCTACAAAGATTCCTTCTAATGGCTCTTTACCGTTTACAATACCTCTGGTATGACGTACTGAGAAGATAAGTTGCTCTAGTATGTCAAGGCTTTCTTCGGATAGTGCTTCCCGAATATCATTCCAGTCAAGGACTAGATAGTTGCCTTCAACTTCTTTTAAGTTATCTTTTTCCATATCTATCACACCATTATCGTAAAACTTGGTAATCTGGAACAGCAAACTTGTTATCGTTGTTCTTAATGAGGTCTTCTTCTGTTACTAAGAATGTAAGACCACACAAGTGTGTATATCTGCTATCATACTCAAATATTTTAAGTAAGTATTTACCATCGTGATAAACAGATTCTACTACACCTTTTGCAACAATCTTTCCAGTCTTGAAGTCTTTAAGAGGGTATACGTTACCAACTTTAGGAACTGTTTTCATCTCAGGTTCTTTTAGCTTCTCACCAACTTCTACATCACCTAGTAAGTGAGAACTTTCAAAAGCTACATGTTGCATATAAGCCTCTGAGCATTCCCAGATAAAGCAACTTACAAGAGCCTTAGCAGCATGTCTTGAACAATTCAACTTATCACAAATCTCTTTGTACATTTCATCTTTAGTTGAGTTGTTAAGCATTGCTTTTTGAACTACTTCTTTAATTTTCATTTCGCTACCTTCTAAGTTCCTACAAAGGGGCTATCAAGTAACCCCTCGAGTTACTACTCAGACTTTTCAGTCTTCTTATCAGATTTCTTACTAGTCTTCTTCTCAGCTTTCTGCTCAGGTTCCTTCTCAGAAGTTGCCTTGATAACCGTATCAAGAAGCTCTGATAAGTCACTCTTCAGCAAAGTAACAGGCTGCTCATTGTAGAAGTTTTTGTCAAGATAAACTTTAAATTCTTCTATAGAAGGGAATCCAAAAATTGGTACAGGTGTCTTAATCATTACTTAGTTTCTCCATAGGCATCTTTTAAGATTGCCTTGTTAATCATTTCAGCGATTGCAAAACGAACACATACAGCTATAATTGTAGGTTGCATTCTTTACTTACCTCTTCCAGTTTAACCTCAGAATCCTTAAGACGTTTCTTATGAACTCTGAATCTCATTAGTGCGATGATGATACCAACTAAAGGAACAGCATACAAGTACCAAACATCATATACCTTTGCATTAATCTGTGTAATGGTTAAGTCTTGAGCTATGGAACTGATTGCTGATACTGCCAGTAATGTTGCTAGGAAAAATGCCAGTACCATAACAATACTTAAACAACCTCTGGCATGGTGTTCATGCTTAATGCACTTATTCTTTTCGTCAACAACCCTGTTGTAGTCATTTGTAAAGTCTCTGTAGAAAGCTTTCAAGTATTCTTGACTGTAGCCTTCAAAGCAACCTGTACCGTACCAATAATCACCACCAAAATGTGCTATAATACCGGTATCTCCATTTGGTTTGGTTACTCTCAAAGAAGTATGATGACGAGTATCCTGATAATCTATTTTATATCTTTCTTCGTAAATCATTTTCCAACCCCTCTCAATCGTTTGTTCCACTCAAGGTCAACAAGTCTTTGTAGGACTTTACCTCTAGGTGTTACACCTTTTAAATCTGCATCGTAGCAACGGTAAAAGTCACCTTCAGCGTGTTTACCATAGCATTTTCTGATATTCTGACTTCTACGGTATTGTTCTAATAGAGACAGTCTGTAGTAATCTTCAACTGTAGTTAGTTTTTTCATTCTTTCACCACGCATCTTCTTAAGAAACTAAAAAGGGAACTACCTCTCGATAGCTCCCATCATAGTTAACATTGTATATTCGGTCAAGAGTATTTTTTAGGCAGTAATGCGCTACGTTTGTTACTCTCTTCACTCAACAGTGCGATGAAGTCATCACCTTTGCCTTTCCACGGGCTGAATGAAGGGATATGTTCACGAATAGCCTCAATAACCGTCTTAAGTGCTGTATTTTTCATCCACCAATCAGAGTCTGCTGATGCCACTACGTAGTATCCACCTTCATCAGTCAGAATTGGCTCTGAGATACATGGTGAAATCAGAGTGGTGACGATTGAACCATTATTCATGTAGTATGTGCGCTTCATAACCTTTTCAAGAAGCTTGTGAAGGTCACCAAACAGTGTTACAAGCTCTTTATGGTCAATGTCTTTTTCGAGATTTGCTCGATACTTCAAAAGTGCAGCATCAACTTCTCTGTCATTAAACTTGAAGTACTGGACTTCCTCAACAAGACAAACACTGATGTTGTTGACATTCATAGTCAACTTGCAGACTTTTGCAGAAGAATTGATATTTGGTTGAAAAAGTGCAATACACCCTTCAATGTTTCCAAAATGTTGTACTAATGTCACTTGTGGAGTGATACTCTGTTGCTCTTCGGACATTACAGTTTCCTCATTAAATACTTTTTAAGTTGTGTGTTAGGTTTCTCAAAAACTTCTATAGAAGATATCTTGACAGACTCACCACGCATACCTGTATGTTTAAATATGTAATACTCTAACATCCCTATGTACTTTGCTGGTAAGTCATGTTTGACATACACTGTTACAGAATCTTCAAACTCAACAACCTTTGTACCATCTTTGTAGTTGAACTCTTTAGGATGGTTGTAGTTGTCTATGTCATACATTAAAAAGAGTCTTTTACGTTGTAAGTCAAGCTTATTGGTTAAAGACTCTTTAATATCTGAGAAGTTTTTGTACACTGTGACATGGAGCTTACTCATCGTTAAACTCTCTGACGAAGAAATAGTTGACTTTATTATTACCTACCATAAGGTCAAAGCAGGTATTCTCAAAAGGTTTGTTGTAGGCATCGTATGAAGTGTACGTATCAGCTACTTGTTTAGTATTGAGCTTTTTACTTGATGGGTTTAAGAGGCCACCATACAGCTTCTTGATAGCCTCTTCTACAACAGACCAGATGATTTCGTCAGTAATTTCTTCGTACAGGTCAAGTTCACGCTCTAGTGAGAAGTCACAAATAGGGAAGATAACCTGTACTTTGCTCATTAACGAATAACCTGTGAAACTTGAATTGCTTCAGTTACAGACAAATCACCAACTTTCTCTTCTTTGATGAAAGTAAAGGTGAGTTCAACAGGTTCTTGCTCTTCTTGCTCAACTGGAATACCGTTAAGCTCATCAAAGATTGATTGGGTAGTCCAGTCTTCTCCACCATCTGGATAGTGGATGGCATAAAGAGGAAACTCTAAATTATACCAAGCAAAAACAGGGCAACCATCTGCATCATCTCGACATCTGTGGAGATATGTGTTTGTACCTTCAAAATGCAAATGGAGATTACCATTCTTCTCAAAGAGAAGAGCATCTTTCAGGTCTAGTTCCTCATTTTTGCTGTAACGGCTGACATCAACTTTAACGTGAATATGACTGTTATTATTCATAAAAACCTCTCTCTGCTTGTTCGATTTTTGCTTTTAGAACTTCACACCGTTCAATGTGATATCTGGCTTCATGTTCATGTGTCGCCAAAGTTCTTTCAAGAATGGTTTTATAGTAACCTGCAAGCTGACCTCTTGTCAATGGGTTCTCTGAAATAATATCGAGACCACTTTCACCCAGAGTATTAAACTGCCCATGTTCATTTACATGATAAGTCTCAAACTTGAATAAACCATTATTAGCAGCCTCAATAGGTGAGAGTTCAACCAACTCAACGGTGAACATTGTGTGCACCCTATCACCAACTGTAACAATGTTACTTCCAATGATACGTACAAGCGAACCATTACGAGTGTACTTAAAAGTCCCGAAGTCACTAGCCCAAAGCTTCATAGTTTTCTCCTTAGAAAATAAAAAAGGCTCCAGAAGGAGCCTATGAAGATATTACTTTGGGTATACACTGTCAAGATAAATGTCAGCTTCCATTCTACGTCTGTTTTTCAGACCGTTTGAAGTGACCTTCTTACCTTTGACTGTAACCTTGTTCCACCACTGCATAGCTTCTGCACAACCCACCTTATTACCAGCATTGTGGCGCTTGATAAATGTAGAATCCTGCATAGCTGTGATACCGATGTTGTATGTTTCACTTACAAGTGCATCGAACTCATTCTGAGAAGTTGGAACCTTGATAGCTTTGTTCACTGCTGCAACAAACTTCTCAACATCTGCAAGAAGATACTGTTCAGCTTGTTCAGCAGTAATTTTCATACCCATCTTAACAGGTTTTCCGTCAATACGGATTGTACCATACCCGATTGTCGGGATTCCGGCAGAGTCTTCGTAAGCCTCTAACTTCAGACCTTCAAAGAACTTAATAGCTTCTAAACCTTTTCTTGAGAGTTGCATTATGCCTCCCCTGCTGGGTTAACAGTAACTGTTGCCGCATTAGATGTCACAGAGCCACCTGCACCAGTAACTACACAGGTGTATGCACCAGCATCAGCAGGGGCTGCTTTAGCTTTCGTGTAAGTTGCACCAGTTGCGCTAGGGATGTTCACATTGTCTTTCTTCCATTGGTAACCTGTTGCACCTGTAGCCTCAACGCTCAGCGTCAAACTACTACCTTCGTTGACTGCTTGATTGGTTGGCTGCTTGGTAATCACTGGTAGAGCGTTTACTACAACAGTCGCAGGGCTAGAAGTAACAGAACCACCTGCACCCGTTACAACGCAAGTGTATGAACCTGCATCTGCTGGCAGTGCGCCAGACTTGCTATAAGTAGCTTCTGTAGCTGAAGGGATGTCAGAGCCATCTTTTTTCCATTGGTAACCTGTTGCACCTGTTGCAGCCACTTCCAAGTTGATATTCCCACCCTCATTGATGGTCTGGCTAGAAGGTTGCTGTGTAATCACAGGTAGTGCATTAACAGTAACTGTTGCCGCGTCTGAAGTAACACTTGTCCCAGCCTCTCCAGATACAACACAAGTATATGAACCAGCATCGGCAGGTACTACAGATTGTTTTGTGTAAGTTGCAGAAGTGGCACTGGAGATGTCCTCACCATCCTTCTTCCACTGATATCCAGTGGCGTTATTTGCGAGAACGCTTAGAGTGAGTGTACCACCCTCATTAACTGTTTGGTTTGTTGGTTGCTGAGTAATTGCTGGTGGCTTAATTGCATCCTTCAGCTTAGCATTCAACATTGAGAACGGCTTAACTCTTGCCAACCATTCACAATACACTGTATCAACATCTTTACCATTGATAATTGCATATTGTAAATCCATGAAGAAGTCAGAAGTTCTCATTTGAGCACCGACGCTGTAAAGCAAATCATCACTAAAAGGGACTTTATAGTCTGGTTTGTAGTCAAACTTCTCAACTTCTGCGATATCAGCTTCAGGCCAATATGAGCTATAGGTTAGTGGTAAAATAGCTTCTTGATATGTTCTAAAATCATATCTCTTACCAGCCTTTACGTTTGCAATGAAGCCCTTCACAAACTCTTTGAAGTCTGGGTAAGTCTTTGCTTTAATCATTTCTTTTTAGCCTCTAAATGTGCGTTTAGTCTAAAATAACCTTTATGATGTGAAGATACATCGCCAACAATAATACCTTTAATCTCATAACCCTTACCAATCACATATTGGATATCCATAAGAAATCTACCAAGACCAACAATATGAAACATTGGATATAATAGATTTTCAGAATCTGGAATGTGCATTTCAGGGTTGTAGGCAGGTTGTTCACTCGTTGGTGTGATATCTTCTTCAGGCCATTTACTTAGTCTCCATGTCAAAGGTGTTGGGATAACATCACTAAGATTGTACCTCTCACCCTTTTTCACAGAATTGATGTAGGATTGTAGGAAGCAGTAAAAGTCTTTTGCACTCTTAGCCTTCATTAAATATCCTTATAAATAGTAAAAGGGGTAATAACCCCCCTATCTACACTTAAGCTTTAGTCTTAAGTAGGTTCTTAAGTTTTTTGAGATTCATACTCTCATCGAACTTAAAACCAAATCCATTGACATAATCAATGAACTCGGATTTTTTACTAAGTGATAGCGCATAATCCATATCAAAGTTGTTACTTGTTTCTGCGTCTGGACTAGAGTTCACATCAAATGAAATTTCTGTAGGCTCTTGCTTACTCTTTCTCATGTTATCAACTAATAAACAGGTATAGTTTGCTGGATAGAAGTTCACGCTCCCATCAACGTAACTGTACTTATTATTGTGGATAAGGTTGGAAAATACCTTAAGAAATGTTTCTGAGTCGTGGCATACAAGCTTGAATTGACTAGACTCTCCAAGAGCAACCAATGAGTACGGACTTTCACTATCAAAGTCATAGTTTGGATTCGATGCCGTCACTGTTACACGCATCAGGTTATTGGCGATAGTTTTCTGCTTAAAAGAATTTGGAACATAGTGAAGACCTCTGTCACACTGGTTAACTAGCTCTTTCAAGAGGTCATTTGCATATGGTGAATTAATTGATACAGAGCCATCACTATTGTAATTAAAAGTTACTGTTAACATTTTTCAGTTCTCCTGCGATTTATAATTTTGCTGCAATAGAGAAACGAAGTAAACTCACTGGAAGAAACCATCAAGTGTTGTTCACTAGATTGAGCCATTGCCCTGAAATACATTCCAGTCAAAGCATCATAGTGACTATTCTTTCCAATTGAGGTTATATAGCCATGACTCTTTGCAGTTTGATATAAATCTATAATATCTGCGATTTCTAATTTGGAACTACACATAGATAATCCTCTTGTCTTCTGTAATTTTGAAAGAACAGGTACAGACCAATTTCAGAGGATGAATAGTAGAGTAACTCTACCCTTTTTGATTCCTTACAGTGATTGGTATTTTTACCTTTCTTCGGGTTATTTGATTTTCTCATTAAGTCTCCTTTGTAGAACAAGGCAGACCTACAGCTTTAAGTAAGATGGTACAGTAATCCATACAACAAGTCAAGAACTATTACAAGTTAAAAAAGTTGTTGACAAAGTACTTGACAAGGTGTAGGCTTATAAATACTTAGAAGATAACTTAAAAGGTTCCTCTAAAAAGGCTATTTAAACAGATATCTTTCTGGATATCTATCTTTTATCTTAAAAGCCTTTTAAGAGGTCTTATAAGAGGCATACCAATGAAAAACAGAACAAACAAAGGCCAGTTTAAAAAAGGCCAATCTGGAAACCCATCTGGAAGACCAAAAGGCTCTCGTAACAAAAGCTCACTTGTAAAAGCTCAACTGACCATTGATAATTCTGCTGAGTTTGCTGCAAAGCTGTTTGAGGCAATTGTTACAAGGGACGCTGCTAAGCTTGCAGAGTTCGGGTTAAACACAGACGACGTAACCATCAAGAGTATGATTGAGGTCGGTAAAACTATCTTTACTCACTCAGCAGGTGAGATGAAAGCACTTGCAGCAGACACTAAGAAGACTCCTGATAATGGTGGTCAACCACAGACAGATAACAAACCAACGTTCTCTGCTGTAGCGACTCTCAAAAAATAATTTTAAAAGGTGTTGACAGACTATACAAAGTTGCTCTAAAGTCTGTCACATCAAACAACAAATGAGAGAAGAGAGTAAAATATGAGCGAGTTATTTAAACATGCGCACCTTCATGCAGGTCGAACTGAAAATGGTGCTGTAAACCATACTTCATCAATGTCTGCTCTGGTAGACTTCTACAAAGCCGCTGGTTCAAGCCGTAGCAATGTAGAAATCTTACCAGACCTGTTCTACAAAGCTTTGCGTGAGGATGTTGATGTTGCAGTTCGTATTTTACTGCATATGCGAGATGTACGAGAAGGTATGGGCGAGCGTAAAGCTTTCCGAACTGTTTTACTTCAAGCGATTGAAGATAAAGTTTTAGAACCTACACAGGTTCTTCGCATTATGGATAAGATTGTAGAACTTGGTCGTTTTGATGACTTCAAAATCTTCGTAGGTACTCGTTTCGAGACAGATGCCTTCAAACATTTAGAAGCAGCATTACTAGACCCTGCAACAGCAGGTTTAGCAGCTAAGTGGTTACCACGAGTAAAACCACGCCACAAACAGTTTGTAAAACGTTTCTGCAAGTTTGCAAACTTAAGCGAGAAAGAGTACCGCACACTGTTATCTGCACTATCTGATACAGTTGAACAAAAAATCTCTGCTAATGAGTTTGGTAAGATTGACTACAGTAAGATTCCTTCACTTGCTGCTGCACGTTACCAAAAGCTCTTTAACCGCAAAGATGGAGAACGCTACAAAGCTTACATCGAGTCCTTATCAAAGGGTGAGGCTAAGATTAACGCTGGTGCTGTTTACCCATACGATGTGATTAAATCTATTAAGTATGGTAATGCAGATGTTGCTAATGAGCAGTGGAAAGCACTTCCAAACTGGATGGCAGAAGGTGAAAACATCTTGTGTATGACTGATGTTTCAAGCTCAATGTCTTGGGTGAATCTTGGTTCAATCACTGCTCTGGATATTGGTGTATCACTTGCCTTGTATGTAGCAGAACGTAATACAGGTTGCTTTAAAGATGAGTTAATGGTTTATTCAACAAACCCTCATTTCATTGAACTGAGTGGTGATTTACGAAACCGTCATCGTCAGGTAATGCGTCATGTTGAATATGGTTCAACTAACTTACAAGCAGCTTTTGACCGTATTCTTGAGGTAGGCAAGAGAAACAACTTGACTCAGAAAGATATGCCAAGTAAGCTTATTATCTTCTCTGATATGGAGTTTAATCAGGTTGATGGTGCAAATGGTCGTACAAACTTTGAAGCAATTCAGAGTAAGTACAAAAAAGCTGGATACGAAATGCCACAACTGGTATTCTGGTACTTAGCAAACCGTAATGGTACTTGCGAAGTATCCGTTAAGGATAACGGTGTAGCAATGGTATCAGGGTTCTCTCCAGCAACTTTAAAAGCTCTGCTTGGTGGTGAGAAGTTTGACCCAATCAGCGTAATGCTTAAAGCAGTAATGATTGACCGTTATATCTGGTAAAAAGTTTTAAAAAGGGTATTGACAATGTGTTTGATACCCTTTAATATGTTCTACATAGAAACGAAATGAGAGCTTTCCTAAGATACTGAAAAATATTTTAAAAAAGTTCTTGACAACCACTAAAAAATAATGTTAAAGTGGTTACATAGAGTTTGAAAAGTTTATCTCTGTTTAGCTCAGCTTGGTAGAGCGTTCCGTTTGGGGCGGTAAGGCCGGAGGTTCAAGTCCTCCAACAGAGACCAAATTAATGTTCCAGTAGACAAAATGGTATAGTCACCACTCTTTCAAAGTGGATATTTGAGGGTTCAAATCCATTCTGGAACGCCAGTTTTGACAGAAGACCAATTACAGCAAACTTAATCTTATTCATCTGAAGGTAAATCGGACAAAGAAGAGATTTGGTCTGGTCATTAAGAATTGCGGGTATAGAGAAAGGGCGTCTCACATGTCTCATTAGCATGGTATCGGCAGGTTCGACTCCTGCACCCGCCTCCAATTTTGCAGAAGACCGTATTCAGCAATAAACTACTTTTTGCGGATAAAAGAAAAAACACGGTCTGGCAACGTATTAAGGTTAGGAAGCACATGAGGTATGTGCGGTCGCCTGTTAAGCGAATGGCACAGGGTTCGAATCCCTGACTAACCGCAAATTTAAATGTGTCGTTATCCCGTAGATGGTAGCGGTGGGGACTGTAAATCCCTTGTCATTGAGACTCGGTAGGTTCGACTCCTACACGGCACACCAATTTTGAGAGGGCTATTTAGCCCCTCCCTTAAAGGGTTCTTACGAGTATCCTTTAAAGGAGCAGAAGACCAAATACAGCAAGTTATTTAAAATTTCAAGCCAATTCAATTTTGAAAATTTAAAACTTGGTCTGGCTCAACAAATTTACAGAAGACCGTTTACAGCAAAACTTAAACAATCTATTTCTCCGGTAAAGAAAAGGCGAAGGTTCGATTCCTTCACTCGGCAGATGTCGAGTTGGTGTAATGGTAGCACTTAAGATGATAAACAACGGTCTGGTAATTATCTTTGTAGATAAGTTATTAAGCTTACCTGTGAGTATGCGACCACAAAGGTGAAAGGGTAAATTCTAGATTTAAACCCAAAAAGACACATCGCTACAGACCTTAAGCAAGTCTGGGTAGCTTATCTACAAAGATAATTTAATGGAAGTGTAGCAGAATGGTGATGCGGCAGACTTTTAATCTGACAGGCGATGGGTTCGAATCCCTCCACTTCTACCAATATGGTTCAGTCGCAGATAAGGTAATGCAAGGGTCTCATAAGCCCTATGAATGTGGGTTCGATTCCCATCTGAACCTCCAAGCTGGTATAGTTAAGAAGGTTATAACACTCCCCTGATAAGGGAACATCGGTGGTTCGATTCCACCTACCAGTACCAATTTCAATAAAGTTGTTGACATTGAGATGTGACTACTTTATAGTAACCTTAGTTTTCGTTGCGTAGCGTCTATTTTGCAAATTTAAAATAAATGCAAACGACAATGTTTTTCTGGCAGTAGCTTGATAGGCTAAACACCAGTGAGGTCTTCCAATCCCTCATCAAAGAATTTGGCGTACTCGCCCACGGTATGATTAATAAGGTGGGCATCTTTAAGGGCTTTCTAAGAGAGTCTTTAAAGATTAATGCACCCTTAGTTCAATTGGATAGAGCAACGGTCTTCTAAATCGTTAGTTACAGGTTCGAATCCTGTAGGGTGTGCCAATTAGTTAGCAGATTACTTAGACGACCTAAGCGGGTCTTCCTGTAGGGAGGTGGTCTGTATCTCATGTTTTCCAGAACATGTAAATAATCTGAGAAGGGGCTTTACAGTGTTGAGATAATACGGTAAGCTTCGAATTATAGTATGGGACGATGTTAAGACTCTAAGGCATGAGCAACGGCCTCCAAAACCGTTTCAAAGGGGTTCAACTCCTCCGTCCCATGCCAAAGTCTTATTAGGGGTAGGTAGCGGCTAATGGTAGCCAAACTGTCTTGAAAACAGTTGCCACTGTAGAGATACGGTGAGGGTTCGACTCCTTTACTTACCGCCTAATAAGATTTTAAAGCCAAGCTTCATTCGGATGTTGCTTTGGTATCCCTCGTGTATTGTCGTACACACTGATAAAACACCTAGTAGGTGTCACGGAGAAGAGATAATATCAAGCTCTCCAAAGGTTCTAGTCACCGGATTAAACAAGACTATGCAAAGGCCTTTTTAGGTCTTTTTAGAGGGCTTCTAAGGTTATTACGGCTTGTTGTGGAACCTTGTTGCTTAGGTTCTTAGAAGTTCTCTAAAAAGATTTAATGGGAGATTGACGGTAATTGGTAAACCTACCATCCTTAGAAGTTGGTGTTTGAGGGTTCGAATCCCTTGTCTCCCACCAAATTAATGCAGGTGTAGCAAAATGGTTATGCGGCTGACTCTTAATCAGTAAGACGATGGGTTCAATTCCCTCCACCTGTACCAAACAATGGGGTCATAGTTTATATGGTTAAAATTCGAGTTTTGCAAACTTGGGAACTGAGTTCAATTCTCAGTGACTCCACCAATTAGTGCATCCATAGTTTAAACGGGAAAATTACAGTCTTCCAAACTGAGGTTGAGGGTTCGATTCCCTCTGGATGCTCCAAATTAATGCTCCTATCGTATAATTGGCTATTACGGTTGCCTTGTAAGCAACTTATCAGGGTTCGAATCCTTGTGGGAGCACCAATTTAGAGGTCAAGTGAAAGACCGCTTTGAGTCAACTGAAGACCGTAACAAATTCCACGGAGTTGAGTTAGCGGCACAACTTCAGACCTCTTTTCACACTCGCTTAGTTTATATGGTAAAACATCACCCTTACAAGATGAAGAAAAAGGTTCAAGTCCTTTAGTGAGTACCATGTTCCAGTATCCCAATTGGCAGAGGATGCAAGCTCAAACCTTGTACTAGTGACGGTTCGAATCCGTCTTGGAACACCAATTTTGCAGGATTAGTTCAAATGGATAGAGCAACAGTCTACGAAGCTGTTAATAGGGGTTCGAATCCCTTATCCTGCGCCAATTTAAAGAGGCTATTTAAATGAGATACTTGAAGTATGCTTCATGGATTTTCTTAGCTTTGCTAGAACCATTGGCAGCAATCTTAGCAGTTATCTTAGCACCTTTTGTAGTTCCATTTTACAGTGAGAAGAAAGGACACTTACCTTTTGGATTCAGATGGATGGAGACATATGACAACCTGATTGATGGTGATGAAGGTCACGTTAAAAGATGGGCTAAGATTAGAAAGATTGGTAAGCTTGGTGTCTATTTGCAGAGAGTTGGATGGCTCTGGAGAAACAAAGCTTATAACTTCTCTTACCATGTGTTAGGAAGAGATGTAAAAGATGTTACTAAGTGGAAAGGTAATATCAACGTAAGTTCTGACCCTGAAGATAATCAGACAGGTTATCTCCTAATGTGGAACAGTAATGCTTGGGGATTATTCGCTTTTATCCCATCAATTAAAGTCTTTGGTAAACAATTCTACTGGAGAATTTATGTTGGATGGAAGCTAAAAAGTGTTGTCCCAGAAGAAAGAGCATTCTCAAGGGAAAGAGTTATGTTGGCATTCTTTATTCATCCACTGAGAAAGTAAAGATTTAAAGGGGATTAGTTTACAAGGTTAAAACCTCGGTCTTTGAAATCGAAGAAGTTGGTTCAATTCCAACATCCCCCGCCAATGCTCCATTACTCCAATTGGCAGAGAGGCCAGACTTAAAATCTGTGTTATGTATCGGTTCGAATCCGATATGGAGTACCAAATTTAGCGGTATAGCATAACTGGCAATGCAGCAGTCTCTGAAGCTGTCTTATTAAGGTTCAAATCCTTATGCCGCTGCCACTTCTAAGGATTCTTACGAGAGTCCTTAGAAGTGGCCTTATCATAAATGGTAATGACCCATGCTGTGAACATGGTCTATACGGGTTCAAATCCCGTAGGTCACCCCAATTTATAGTCCAAGTAGCTTATATGGTTAAAGCGCGTGTCTGAAAAACATGAGAAGAGGGTTCAAATCCCACTGGACTACCAATTTCAAAGGTGCTTAATGAAAGAGATGACAGAACAAGGTAAGGAGATTTTTAATCTCTTAAAAACTGGTAAAGGGTTTTCTAACCCCCTTATTACTGGTGCAGCAGTTCTCGGTGGAACCGTAGCTGCCTCTACATCACTTGTAAGCTCTATTAGCTCTGTATCAGACCCTACAGTAAAGGATAAGCTTGTTGCTGCTGGACTTACAACAGTTCTGCTTAACAGCTTTACCACGAGTCTGACAAGCACTACATCAACTACCAAAACACTAACAGATTACGGTCAAAAGTCCATTGATGAGTTTTCATCACGTATGCAGGTAGCAAAAGGTTACTCTAATGTTATGGGTGCAGCAGGTGAACAAGTTGGCTGTACACCATTTAGTGGTATTATGGGTGTTGCTACAGAGTATGGTCAAAAAGCTATTGATACGATTAACAGTGCACTAGATAGTGTTAATGGTGTGTTAAGTGACTTACAAGATGCTATTGACAAAGGTCTTGATACTATTTCTGATTTAGCTGAGCAAGCTGTTAGTAAGATTAATGAAGGTATTTCAAAAATTACAGCTTATGCAGATGAAGTTGTGCAGATGATTGAAGAAGAAGCTGCTCTTATTGCAGAGTACCTTAAAACGAATATCAATGGGTTCTTAGCAGGTATCTTACCAGACTGGTTTGATGATGCTTGTAAAACTGGTGTGATTGACACTATTGCAACACCAGAAATGAAGAACGCATTACAGAAATAATGGAAGATTAACCCTAAAAGGTAAGGGAGCAGTTTGCTAAACTGCCAGTAGCTGAGAAATCGGTGTACCAGTTCAAGTCTGGTATCTTCCTCCAATTTGAATCCGTGACAGAAATGGCTATGTGCCTGTCTGCAAAACAGGTTTATAAGGGTTCGAGTCCCTTCGGATTCTCCAAGTTATTTTACTCTCTCTCAATTAAAATAATAATAATGCCCTGCTATAAGTATTCTTCCTTTCGCTACCGAAGAGTATTTTTAGACAGGGCTTTTTTACAGAGTTATACTTTATAAGAAGCCTTATACAGTATGTCTCTGACGTACATTGTGGTTTCTCCTTGACGGTCTCTGTACCGTCTTTTTTAAGGGGGAACATGATTAATTATTTGGAGAAAACATAATGAGCGAAAACATCTATAAAGAACTTTATGAAGCTAATAAGAAGCTAGAATTTATGCAGAACACTATCATGGCAATTGCAGATAGATTGTCTGTAGCAACAGGTATTGATATCAAAGAAGCCTCTATGGATGCACTTCTTGATGCTGTTGATGCAAAGTTCGAAGTTAAGAAAGAAGAGACTGCTACAGACTCTGAATAATTCTATTTGCGGAGGTGCTTAATGGACTTAAACGCTATTAAGCAGAAGCGAGTGGAAGATGTTAGGAAAGTCCTAGCTGGAGAGTTGGGGCTTTCTGATGAAGTAAAAGAAATTATTAAATCATTCGGTAAAGACCCCTCTAAATTCCTTCCAACTCAAATTCTGACTTTATTAAGATACACACCAGACCAAGTTAGACTTATCTTCAAATTAATGACTGATAAGAACTATGTAGCCCCTCAACCGGGTTCTCAAGAGGTGTTTTTAAATACTAATGCTGACTTGGTTTTATATGGTGGTGCTGCTGGTGCTGGTAAAACTGCTGCATTGTTAATGGACTCTTTAAGGTTTATTGAAGACCCTAACTATAATGCTGTATATTTCCGTCGAAATACAACACAGTTACAAGGTGGTTTATGGCCTGCTGCAAAGAAACTATTTGGTAAGTTTGGTGGGGTTCCTCACGAGCAGAAGATGACTATCACGTTCCCTTCTGGGGCAACTATTAAGTTCACCTACCTAGAACTTGAAAAGCACGCTGAAGGTCATCAGGGTATTGAATACTCAGCTATCTACTTTGACGAAGGTACACACTTCTCTGCTTCACAGATTTCATACCTACAGACCCGTCTACGTTCTGGTGCTGAAGGTGATTCATACATGAAGATTTCTATGAACCCAGATAGAGACCACTTCATTTATGATTGGGTAGAACCATTCTTAGATGAAGAAGGTTACCCAGACCCTGAGAAGTGCGGTCGTATTCGTTGGTATGTTATGAATGATGGTGTGATGGTTTCTGATTGGGAGAGAGACAAGATTCTTGAAATGTTCCCTCTTGAGATTCCTCAGACATACACCTTCATCTCTGGTACGATTGATGATAACCCAATTCTTGACTTCTTAGAACCTAAATATCGTGGTAAGTTGGAAAACAACACACCTGTAAACGTTGCAAGACTTCGTTTCGGTAACTGGAAGGCTCGTGCAGAAGGTTCAAACTATTGGCAAAGACAATGGTGTGAGATTGTTGATTCACTACCAGAAGATGTGTTTGATGTCAGAGCATGGGACTTAGCAGCAACTTTACCATCTGAAATTAACCCTAACCCAGACTGGACAGCGGGTGTTAAGATGGGTAAATCTAAAAAAGACGGTTGCTATTATATCATTGATGTAGTAAGATTTAGAGATAGACCCTCTGGAGTCGAAACACAAATTAATTTGACTGCTGAAAGTGACGGTAAGCGAACTGGTATTTTTATCCCTCAAGACCCAGGCGCTGCTGGTAAATCCTATGCAACATCCCTCATCAGGAAACTTGCCGAGAAAGGTTATCGCGCAAGAGCTAAACCAACAAATAAAGATAAAGTTACCCGCTTTGCGGGATTTTCTGCTGCTTCTGAAGCTGGACTTGTAAAAGTCTTGAGAGGTAGTTGGAACGAAGCTTACTTTCAAGAACTTGAAGGCTTTTGTGGTGATGGTAAAACTAAAGATGACCAAGTGGATGCTACCAGTGATGCTTTCAACAGTCTTAACGAAGTTAAATTATTCAAGCCACCATCAATGGGTGCTCACACAGACTTAGTGAGAGGAAACCCATATGAGGGGCTTAGACGTTGATAGCTAGGTGAGAAGAATGGCAGAAATTACAGAAACACAAGAAAGCTTACCACCATTTAGAATGGGTGAAGTAGGTTCTTTGGGTCTGAAGGTTAAGAATGGTAGAATCTATGAAGAACCTCGTCAGGCACTAAGGTTCCCTGAAAGTATTAAAACTTTCCAATTAATGATGCGTGACCCTGCTGTAGCAGCATCTGTAAATATTATTAAGATGTTTGTCAGAAAAGTCAACTGGAGATTTGTACCTCCAAAGGGAAAAGAGCAAGACCCTAAAATGCTTGAAAGAGCAGACTTCTTTAATTCTTTAATGGATGACATGGAGCATGATTGGGCAGATTTTATTAACTCTGTAATGTCATTCTGCACTTATGGGTTCTGTGTTAACGAAAAGGTTTATAAGAAACGTCAGGGTAAAAAAGGAAAGTACCAGTCAAAATTTGATGATGGTCTAATTGGGTGGGCTAAATTACCAATCAGAAACCAGTCAACACTTGATAAGTGGTATTTTGACGAAGACTTTAGAAAAGTTACTGGTGTCAGACAAAATCTAAGAAATGTTTCACATATTGCTGGAGCAATTAATCTTGGAGAAAGACCACTAACAAGAAAACTCCCACGAGCTAAATTCATGCTGTTTAAGTATGATGATGAGTATGGTAACCCAGAAGGTCGTTCACCATTGCTTAATGCTTATGTACCGTGGAAGTATAAAGTACAGATTGAAGAGTATGAAGCTGTTGGTGTTTCAAGAGACTTAGTAGGTATGCCAAAGATTGGTTTACCACCAGATTATCTGGATGAAAATGCAGAACCTGAAAAGAAAGCTTTCGTACAATACTGCAAAACTGTTGTTAATGATATGATTGCTAACGACAGAGCAGGTTTAATCTGGCCTAGATATATCGACCCAGATACTAAAGAGGATATTTTCGAGTTCTCATTAGTTTCTAGACAGGGTGCTAAAGCATATGACACAGGTTCTATCATTGACAGATATTCTAAGCAGATTATGATGGCATTTATGTCAGATGTTCTTGCTATGGGTCAGTCAAAATACGGTTCATTCTCTCTTGCAGATTCTAAGACAAGCTTATTAGCAATGTCAGTAGATATTCTGCTGAAGCAAATTAAGAACGTAATTAACCGTGACTTAGTTGCACAGACTTATGCTCTTAATATGTGGGATGATGAAGAACATGTACAAATCACATATGATGATATCGAAACTCCAGACCTTGAAGCAATTGGTTCTTATATTCAGAAGACTGTTGCAGTAGGTGCTTTGGAAGTTGACAAAGAGCTATCTAACAAACTTAGAGAGCATATTGGTCTTCCTCCTGCTGATGAGTCTCAGCCAGTATCTGAAAAGCTTTCTCCAAATAGCCAAAGCCGCTCAGGAGATGGTTATAAGACCGCTGGAGAAGGTACTGCAAAGACACCTTCAGCGAAAGACCCAAGCACAGCAAATAAGGCAAATAAATAATGGCTGAAGTTATCTCTATTTCAAATGCTACACGAGTGCATTCGTATAGGGGTGTCCTTATCATTACTGATAAGCTATCTGTAGAGGCTGGCTCAAGGGTCAGCCTTTCAGGTTATGTTAGTGATGGTGGAATCTCTGACGTTTTCACTATTTGCAGGTTACTTGATGCACCAATGAGTGGAAAACCGTTTATTTCAGGAATTTGTAGTGAAATTGTTAAAATTCCATTTGACAGTTCATGCCTTTTGGGTGTAAAGTTATATAATTGCGAGAATAAACGTATCAATGTTAATAGCATTGAAGCCGCTTTCATTACCCTCGATACTGCATTTCAATCTCCAATGACAGTTAATAAAGAAACAAACAGACTTGAATACATTTTTTCACAAAATGATTACAAAGTACTTGTCAAAGGCAAAGTATATGATATGATTGTAAATGTGGTAGATGAATCTGGTAACCATTCAACAGTCCTTAAACAAAAAGTAAGGTTTAATTAATGGGAACATTAACTATTGATGGTAAGAATAAAATCCTCGCCACGCTAACCCCAACGACTATTATTTTACACAATGTAGACCCAACGGCAGACCCTACAGCAAATAAGGTTACTCAGCCAGTGGCTATTTATTTTTCTGAACCGGATAATGGCTTAATTGCCTCAGAAGACACAGTTAACATTACTGTTCCAGCTTCTGCAACGGTCTCACACTATAGCTTGTGGGATGCTAACGATAAATGCGTGGCAACTGGTGCTCTTAGCAAACCTCAATTCTTTGCTGAAGAAGGTATCTATGTTATCTCTTCAGTCTCTGTAGATTTAAACAAATAGGGTGAGTAAAAATGAGTTCGAATATCTTCAGACTTGCTGATAGATTATTCAACCAACCTTTACTAGCCACTGAATCATTAGCTCACTCAGCAGCAACTTATGTGAATAACAGATTGCTGGGTGATGTCCAAGCAGCAGTAAACTTTGATAAACCCAAAGGTGAAGCAAGAAGTCTTTTAAAAGTAAAAGATGATATTGCTATTATCCCCATTATGGGTGGTTTAACCCATCGTATGACATTCATTGATGCAATGTGTACAGGTGGTTTAAGCTCTTATGAAGGTTTACGTAGAGGCTTTGACGAAGCTTTAGCAGATGAGTCAATCAAGACTATTGTTCTGCATATTGATTCCGGTGGTGGTGAAGCTTCAGGTTGCTTTGAATTAGCACGTCACATTATGGCTTCAAGAGGCCAAAAGAAAATTATTGCTTATGTAGATGAGTTCGCTTGTTCCGCTGCATATGCTCTTGCATCTTCTGCTGAAGAAATTATTGCATCACCAGATGCAGATGTTGGTTCTATTGGTGTAATTATGGTTCATCAGGAATTAACTAAGGCATTTGAAAAGAATGGCGTAACAATTAACGTCATTAAAGCTGGTGAGTTTAAAGGTATGGGTTCACCATTCCAAGCACTCTCAGAAGAAAGCAAAGAAAGACTTCAAAAGAGAATTAATGATACCTACGCAACCTTTACAGGTTTTGTAGCTGAATCTCGTAATCTTTCTGAAGAAGCTGTAAAGAATACTGAGGCGAATGTTTATTCTGCTCAGGAAGCTCTTGAACTTGGTTTAATTAACTCAATCATGTCTCAAGATGATTTCTTAAATTACTTACAAGGTTCTGAAGAGGCTCCTGTAAGTTTAAACGTTAACAATTCAGGTGAAGAAATGACTGAACAAGAAAAGCAAGAACTAGAAGCTTTGCGTCTTCAGGTTGCTCAAATGAAAGCTAAAGAACAGGAAGCTGCTTTGTCAGATTTGACTAATAAGATTTCTGCTTCTGCTGAAGCTTTTGGATTTGATGCAAAAGAAGCTGCAACGACTATTTTAGGTGCTGGTCTTGATAACCCTCTGAGTGTTCTGTTTATGAATGCTATGGAAGGTGCTAACCAGAAACTTAATGAAACTATCGCATCCCATGCTTCTGCAATGGAAGAAAAAGAATCAGAAATTACCAAGCTGAAAGAAACTGCTGGTGCTGTTCTTGAACATTCCAACGCTATGGAAGAAGTGGGTAATGACGGCGAAGCTGATTTGGTTGAAGAAGAAAAAGAACCAGCTAAAAATGCTTCCGAAGACACTGCTGAACAACGCAAACTGGCTCTCCAGAATGCTCTAAAATCTCTTATCAAATAAGGAACACAATAATGGCATATCAAGGTTTTACTAAGTTAGGTAAAAGAGAACCTCTGAATGATATCATTCTTTGGGAACAGGTTACCCCAACAGGCCACTCTCGTAAAGAGTACACTCCAGTTGCTTCAACAGAATACCGTGTAGGTGAAGTTCTGAAAGCAGATGGTACTAAAGTTACAGCAGGGCAAGAAGCTCAGGCTGATTCAGTATGTATCGTTAACTTTTATGCAGACTCACAACTGTCTTATCATGGTCAGTTGAAAGTTGTTGGTATTTACCGTGACGCAGAACTAAAAGACCTGCTTACTCTTGAATCAGATGTTGATGCTGATGAAGTCAAGAAAGCTCTGGCTGCTAAAGGTATTGATTTCGTACCAACTGGCCTGTAATAACAATAATAAGACATTCTGGAGAATTTTACAATGTTGACTAATTCTGAAAAAAGCAGATTTTTCCTTGCTGACCTGACTGGTGAAGTCCAGTCTATCCCAAATACTTATGGGTATATTTCCAACTTAGGTCTGTTCCGTTCAGCACCAATCACCCAAACTACTTTCCTGATGGACTTAACTGATTGGGATGTTAGCTTGCTTGATGCGGTAGACCGTGATAGCCGTAAAGCAGAGACTAGCGCACCTGAACGTGTTCGTCAAATCAGCTTCCCAATGATGTACTTCAAAGAAGTTGAAAGCATTACTCCTGATGAGATTCAGGGTGTACGTCAGCCAGGCACTGCAAATGAACTGACTACTGAAGCTGTAGTACGTGCTAAGAAGCTGATGAAGATTCGTACCAAGTTCGATATTACTCGTGAGTTCCTGTTTATGCAAGCTCTGAAGGGTAAAGTTGTTGATGCTCGTGGTACTCTGTATGCTGACCTGTACAAGCAGTTCGACGTTGAGAAGAAGACTATTTACTTCGACCTTGACAATCCTAATGCTGACATTGACGCTGCTATTGAAGAACTGCGTATGCACATGGAAGACGAAGCTAAGACTGGCACTGTAATCAACGGTGAAGAAATTCACGTAGTTGTTGACCGCTTATTCTTCAGCAAACTGGTTAAACATCCTAAGATTCGTGATGCTTATCTTGCACAGCAGACTCCGCTGGCTTGGCAACAGATTACTGGTTCTCTGAGAACTGGTGGCACTGACGGCGTTCAGGCTCATATGAACACCTTCTACTACGGTGGTGTTAAGTTTGTCCAGTACAACGGTAAGTTCAAAGACAAGCGTGGTAAGGTTCACACTCTGGTGAGCATTGATAATGTAGCAGCAACTGTTGGTGTTGGTCATGCCTTCCCTAACGTATCTATGCTGGGTGAAGCTAACAACATCTTCGAAGTGGCATATGGTCCATGTCCTAAGATGGGTTATGCAAATACACTTGGTCAGGAACTGTACGTATTCGAATACGAAAAAGACCGTGACGAAGGTATTGACTTCGAAGCTCACTCTTACATGCTGCCATACTGCACACGTCCTCAGTTGCTGGTAGACGTTCGTTCTGACGCTAAATCAAACTAATATTCTTAAGGAGGGTTATGAATGTGCTATACAGGCGACCCAGCCAATAACCCTCTTGATAGAGTAAGAATCCTCTGCACAGACACTAATAATGATGAAATTCTTATTGAGCAGTCTGTGCTAGAGTGGTTCTATCTAGAATCTGGAAAGGATGAAAAGAAAGCAGCCATCAAAGCTCTTAAATATTTACTCTTTCAAGTAGCCAAGATGGGAGATGAGAAGGTTGGTGGTGTTTATTTACGTAACTCTTCCAGATTCAAATCTCTGAAAGCTGTTTATGACGACCTTGTTAAAAGCTCTGTTTCAGGACTACCCTATGCAGGTGGTATTAATCAGTGCGACATTGATATGCGTCGTCAGAATCCTTGCTCTGTCAAGAAATACACAGAATATGGTGATGCTGCCAGATACGAAGGCAGAGATTACTGCAACCGTGTTAATGGCGTATTTATTATCGAGCGAGATGAATAATGGTTAAAAGGGTTATTCACCCCGCTAGAGCAAAATTAGTCGGGGCTATGAAGAACTTGCAAACGGCTAATGCTCAAGTTGGGTATTTTCAAGAACAAGGTCAACATAGCTCTGGTTTTTCTTATCCTGCTTTAATGTATTTACAAGAAGTTATTGGGGTTCCTTCAGCTTCTGGTAAAGTATATCGTAGGTTGTTTGAAATCACTATGATGCTAAACAAACAGACCTTGTTAGAGCAGACTAAGAAGAATCTATATAAGCAACTTAGCAGTCTCGACGTAGACCCTTCAAATACCTTAGAAGCATTTGCAAAGAATGCTCAAAAGGCAATTAAAAGAGGTTTTGGTAATTCTGCTATCCTCCCTCCTAACGCACCTTCCACAGTCAAGAAAAAAGGCTTTAACGCACCTCTTGTTGAGACAGGTGACTTAAGGGATAACCTTGCTTATAAAATTTCTACTAAGAAGGGTATTAAAAAATGAGGCTCTTAAACAGACACAGCTTTGTAGTAAAGCGTAAAGTCTCTGAAGACGGTTATTATAATGATGATGGTGATTGGGTAGCTTCACAAGATATTGTTGAGGTTAACTGTAAAGGCAATATCCAACCATATATCAAAGGTTCTGTAAAGAACGGTACGCAGATTGCTTTACCGGAAGGTATTAGGCTGACCGATACAAGAATCCTGTATACTACATATAAACTTAGAACTTCAGATGATGTAGAGTGGAATGAGTCTGATATTGTTATGATTGATGGTCATGAGTATGAAGTATTTATGACTATGGATTGGTCACAGCAATTAGCTCATACATCCCATTATGAATATATCATTATTAGAAGGGATAAAATGAATGCAGTTAGAAACAGCAGAACTTGAAAAAGGTCTAGTTAGAACCTTAGTGGATGTTATTGGTCACAGATTAGCTCGTGATAAAAATAATAGACCAAACGTAATTAGAGCTTACCCTTCTGATAACTCAAATGACAAAGGTTTAAAACCTGACCAGCCATTTATTACCGTATATTGTCAAGACGCTGCAACACCTTATGGTTGGGTTCTTGATAAATTTGTTGAGGACGATGTAGTTTGCTACAGAATTGCTTTTCAGATTCCAGTGTTAATTACGGTGAATGGTAAAGGTGCTCACAGTATTATGCTTGAGCTTAAACAACGATTAGAGATGAGTTCAGTCAGAGATTTAATCCTTGAAGAAACAGGGGCTACAGTACTAGACACTGGAGCAATCCCGAATGACTACACTTATCTCAATACAGATTTCGAAAATTCTGCACCTCTTGTTGTAACTCTTGTAAAAAACTCAGTCCTGAAAGATGAACGTGGAAGTATTATTGAGCGTGTCATTGTTGATGGTGAGTTAGTTTATGAAGAAGGACAAGAGCCACCAGAATATATTATCCATCTAGATGTAGACTCCAAAGGGGTAAAATAAATGTGGAATCCAATTGTTAATGTAGATATTACATTGAACACCGCAGGAACTACAAGAGAAGGTTTTGGTTTGCCACTATTCTTAGCTTCAACAGATAACTTTGAAGAAAGAGTACGTGGTTACACTTCCTTAACTGAAGTTGCTGAAGATTTCGATGAAAACTCTGCTGCATATAAGGCTGCTAAACAACTTTGGAGTCAGACTCCTAAAGTAACTCAGCTTTATATTGGTAGACGTGCTATGCAGTACACTGTATCAATTCCTGATGCCGTCACCGAAAGTACAGACTACTCAATTACTGTAGCTGCTGGCGGTGGAATCTCTCAACCATACCAGTACACAGCACAAGGTTCAGACACTGCTCAGACAGTGTTGCAACAGTTTAAAACACAGATTGAAGCTGACCCAACAATCAAAGATAAGGTTTCTGTGAACGTAACTGGTAGCAATGGTTCTGCCACAATGATTATTACCAAAGCTGGTGATAATGACTTTGTGAAAGTAACAACTACAGCACAGACTGTGTATATTGCAAGTACAACTGCCGATACAGCATCAACTGCTCTGGCAGCCATTGAAGCTTATTCTACTGACTGGTATTTCATTGCAGTAGAAGACAGAACTCAACAGTTTGTCTTAGCAATGGCTTCTGAGATTCAGGCTCGTAAGAAAATCTTCTTTACAGCCAACTCCGATGTAACAGCACTACAAGGTACAGAGTTAGCCAGTGCAAATGATGTTCCAGCACAGCTTGCTAAGAGTATGTATACTCGCACAGTTTGCTTGTGGCATCACACAGCGGCAGAAGATTATCCAGAGATGGCATATATTGCTTATGGTGCTCCATACGATGCAGGGTCAATTGCTTGGGGTAATGCTCAGTTGACTGGTGTAGCTGCTTCTTTACAGCCAGCTAATAAGAGACCTCTGACAAGTATTCAGAAGTCAGCTTTAGATGTACGTCACTGTAACTTTATCGACCTTGATGGTGGTGTTCCAGTGGTTCGTCGAGGGATTACTTCTGGTGGGGAATGGATTGATATCGTCCGTGGTGTTGACTGGTTAGAATCAGACCTGAAAACTTCTCTGAGAGACTTGCTAATTAACCAGAAGGGTGGTAAGATTACTTATGATGATACTGGTATTACCCGTATTCGTCAAGTCATTGAAACCTCTCTGCAAAGAGCAGTCAACAGAAACTTCCTGTCATCTTACACAGTTAATGTTCCTAAAGCCTCTCAAGTTGCTTTGGCAGACAAGAAAGCTCGTATCCTGAAAGATGTTACCTTCGCAGGTATCTTAGCAGGGGCTATCTTGGATGTTGACTTGAAAGGTACAGTGGCTTACGAATAATAGAGGTAAATTGGAATGGCTATGTATCAGCAATATTCCCCTAAAGACGTTGTATGTAGCTGGAATGGTATTGCCATTGAAGGCTTTGCCCCAGACTCATTTTTACGTCTACAGAGAACATCACCACTTGTGACACCAGTTGTTGGGGCAGGTGGTCAAGTTGCTCTGACAAGAAATGCAGATAAGACAGGTACTATTGAGATTGAGCTTATGCAGACTTCTCTCTCTAACCAGATGCTTTCTGCAATTCAAGCTAAACAAGACAATATGGAACTTGAAGAAGATATCTCTTCTAACTTCGTAATCTACGACCCATCAGGCTCTGTTCTGGCAACTGGTATTAATGCTTGGTTGCAGGAATTACCACAGATTGAACTTGGTCGTGACCAGAACTCTAAAACTTGGATTTTTGGTTGTGAGAAGCTAGACTACACTTCAACAATTCCAGCGTCAAGTGTTTAATAAATCCTATAAGGGGGAGACTTTAAAAGGTCTTCCCCTTTTTTGTTTCTTTTAAAAGTATTAAGGAATCACAATGAAAACAGAATCTAGAGTAATTAATGGTAAGAAAGTAAATATCGTTCTGCTTGGGGCAAGAGATGGTATTAAGATGTCTATGAAGTTGGGTAAAATTGTTGTTCCAACCTTTGCGCAGATGCTATCAAGTTTGACTGATAAAGATAAGAAAGAAGCTCCAATGGTCCCATTTAAAGAACTTGTTGAAGCTTGTTTTGACAGAATTGAAGAAATTAACCTTGAAGAAATGGCTACCCTGTTATTTCAAGGGGCAACTGTTGATGACTTCCCACTTAATATTGACACACACTTCCAAGCAAACTACGGTGAGTTTATTGATTACTTAGCATTTGCGCTGGAGGCAAACTTCGGAAGTTTTTTCGAAGCAAGCATTTTCAAAAGCCTAACTTCTCAGTAAACATGGGTAACACTCTACAGACACCACTAACTGATGCTGCTGTAGAGGCAACCTATGAAGAAGCAGACGAGATGAAATTTGTGCTTGCTATTTATGGTATGGAAGGGTGTAAAGAAACACTTGACCAACTCTTTGCTATGACATTCTCTGATTTATTATCATTGAGACAATTTCTTGAAATTCAGAGGTCGTATAAAGAGGAAATTGCTTACAACGAACTTAGAAGAGCAGGAAAAATGTAATGGCACAATATACAGTTGATAGCTTCATTGTTGAACTTGGTTTCAGTGAAAAGGTAATTAAGGGTTTGCAAAGAGTTGAGAAAATGTCTATGCAAGCTGCTCAACGTATTGAGCGAAATATTAATAAAGCCTTTGATGTGAAGCCTAATAAAAGCTCTCAGGAAGCACTTAATAGAATTGTAAAAAATGCTCAGTCTGCTTCGGGCAGAATCAATAAAGCACTCAACAGTTCCTTGAACCTTGATTCACAAGGTGTGAAATCTCTTAAGAAACTTGAAACTCAAGCAAAAAAGACTGCAAAAGGTATTAACAAGTCCTTAAGAGATGCTATGAAGGTTGACGGTAAAATCACTATTAAGACAGGTAGAGGGAGAGGTGGGAAGGGAAATCCCCCTGTCGGTGGTGGTGGTGGTGGACCCAGAGGTCCGAGAGTAGATGTTGCTCAGAGACAAATGGAAAGAATGTTTAACAACAACTTCTATTCAGGGTTAACCCGTAGACTGGAAACAATTGGTGGTCAAGGTAACCAGATGGCAGCATCCTTCAGAGGAAGTCTACAAAATATCTATAACAGATATAAAGGTACTGGTAAAGTTGGTGAGTATGAGATGGAAGTTAAAAAACTCATCGACGTAACCAAACGTTGGGTTATTGCAGAAAATGCTAGACTAAAATCAGTTAAAGAATCAGCTTGGCTACAGGATAGAGCTAACGCATCATTACGTCAATTAGTTGGTGGATTTGTTTCAGCTTATGCTTTACTGGAACTCTCACAAAAAACTATTGAAGCTGGTGTAAAAAGACAATCTGCGCAGTTAGCCTCTACAGCTATCTTTGGAGCAGATACACGGCAAGCCAGAATGTTTGCTGCATCGTTCGCACACCAGATTGGTCAGAACTATACAGATACCATGAAGCAGTACTCAAACTTTGCTGCTGGTGCTCAACCAGCACTTGGTTTTCAGGGTACTCAGGAGTTCTATAAGAACGCTGCAATGTTCTCTCGTATTAGAGGGGCATCTGATGAAGACTTGAAAGGTATCATGGTTGCATTCCAGCAGATGGCATCAAAAGGTAAAATTCAAGCTGAAGAACTCCGTGGACAGTTAGGTGACCGTTTAGCAGGTGCTGTGCAGTTATTCGCTGATGCCATTGGCAAGACTCCACAAGAACTTGATAAGCTGATGAAAGACGGTAAACTTCTTGCTCAAGACGTTCTGCCAAAAGTATCTGAAAGAATGGCTGAACTTGTCAATCAAGCAGGTGGTATGAATGCTGTATCTAAGCAGACAGCTACGTCAATGGGTCAAGCTAAGGCTATGTGGGATAACACACTTGTAGCATTGTTTAACAACTCTAGTGATGGTATTTCACAGTTGTCTAACTCTGTTGCAATGTTCTTACAAGGTTCTTTGGGTAGTACACAGGCTTTAGGCATTGTGATTGGGAACCTGTTAAAAGGCGCTAGTAATCTACTTGACTTCGTTACAGACTTCATGTACAGAACATCTGCATTATACTACTATGCGAGAGCTTGGTATAAAGACCTTGACAACAGCCAGCAAAAGCTTATCAAAAGTGCTGGTGAATTTCTAGGAACAGTTGTCACAATTGGAGGCGCAGTTGCTGTAGTATCAAAAGCAGTCAAGCTCCTAAGTGGTTTGGTTGGTGGTGGTATCTTTGGTAAAATCTTACAAAGACTTGGTGTTAGTGCAGCAGGTACAGCAGCAGCCGGAGAAGCAGCCGCAGCAGCAGGTGGAGTCACAGCAACGAGAATGGCACTTGGTACTGTTGGTTCAGCATTAATGCTAAGAGGCTCTACAGACCCAAATGCTGCTAAAAACTACAGTGAAGTTGCATTACCAAAACCATTTGAAAATGCTGTTGCAAATATTACAAACCCAAAAAGGCCAATGTTCTTTGATGAGAATGGTCAACTTCAGTTTGCACAGTACACTCAAGACGTTGAAGGCAACAGAAAGTTAATTGATAATGGTCTATCTAATTGGGAGATTATCATGGAGAAGCTATCAACATCTATTGATAATTTTGCCAATAAGTTTAACCAGACACCAATGATGACGACACCTTCTGGTTTACCTATGCAGACTAAACAAACCCTGAATGTTACTTTCAATCTTGATGGTAAACAAATTGCTACTAAGATGGTGGATATTACTGACAAGAATCAAGAAGACATTCTTCTAAGTTCAAGCTATCCAGAGGAAGAATAATGTTATGGGATTCTAATATGCAAATCAAATATAGTGGCAAAGATGGCATTTATTTCCACTTAAGAGATAATGTAGATGCCTTCTTAACCTTATCAGCAACTGAAAACATGGAGTTTGATAGCCCTATGCAGGTGACTACACAGAACATGCAATCAGGGCAAACTGTCACAGATAATGTGCAAAGAGCACCCAGAACAATCACTATTAGCGGTGTCGTTGTAGTTGGCTATGAAGGAAGCTTATTATTAACTCGTCAGGGTCAATTAGTAGAAAACTTCATCGACACCCTTGAAAGCTGGCGTGACCAGAAGCAAATTATTTCTGTTATCTGTAAAGATGGTATCAAGATTGATGACTCCATTATTACAAGTTTTAAAGCCTCTAAAGATGTTGGTATTTCAAATGGTCTAAGAGTCCAGCTAACTTTTCAGGAAATTAACTTCAAAGCCATTGTAGGGCAAACTGATATTTCAGCAGCCACTGGCAAAACGGCTACCACAAATGATGGTGGTGCAACTTCCAAGAAAAATACAGGGAATACAACAACGAGTCTAGGCAACGGTAAACTAAATTGTCAGTTATTATTTGACCTAGACGCTAATGGTGTAAGGGAACTTACCAGTGCTGAAGATAATGCTCTTGCAAAATGTTCGATGTCTGCAAAGACAAGAAAAGGTGTTACTACATTCAGTGAAGAGGCTGAGAGAAATGCCGGAGCAGCATTAAACAGGACTGCTGGAGATGGAAAAGCATTACAGAAGCATTCAGTGAATCCGAATAAAAAGGGGACTTATTAATGTCACAATATATTCCTGTTCCTGATACAGAATGGTCTACACAAACTGTAACTCTGGATGGCACTGTCTTTGTAATTGAGTTAAAGTATAAAGAGAGGCTTGATAGATGGTTCTTGACGCTATCTGATGTTGATGGTAATGTATTATTACATGAAAAGAAATGCCTTGCAGACCAATCAATCACAGGACGCTATGTAATTCCTTCATTAGCTGGAGAGCTTTTTGTTGAACGAATGTACGGTACTGATTTACAACCTACCAGAAATAACTTCGGAAGAGAAAAGGCATTTGAGCTTAATTATTACACTCAAGAAGATATGAGATTAATGGAGAACTTATAATGTCTGTAAAAGATAGCACTGCTGGGGCTTCTTTTAGGTGCTATCAATTGGCTGTAGGTAGTGAAACTACAGCCTTTAATGATAAACCTACAAGCCATGCTAAAGATTCTATGCAAATGGACTATTTCGACAACTTACAATTCACTTGTAACGTGTCTTATACGTCTCAGAAGAATAAAGTAACCTCTGATGATACCACTTTTGAAATCTACAACCTTAATAAAGAGATGAGAGCCAAATTCAAAACCGTTGGTGCAACAGTTATGCTCAGAGCAGGTTACACTACTGGTTTTAAAAGGGATGCAAATGGTGACCTTATTATTGAATATGATAACCTCCCATTAATCTATCTAGGTACTATTGAGTATGCTTATACATATAAGCGTGGTGTCGATATGATTACAAAGGTTATCTGTTCCAATGATAAAATGGAAAGAACCACGATTAAGACATCAATTTCTTATAAAGCAGGGACAACACGTAAAAGTGTGATTAGAGATTTAGTCAATAGATTAGGCTTCTCACTTATTGATGAAGACCTTTCAAGTATTGATGGTTACACTTACAAGAATGGTTTTAGTGTTTGGGGAAGTGTTGCAGAGGCACTTACAAAGGTTTGTGAAGAAAGTAGTCTACGTTGGTATACATTTAATAAGCAAATCCGAGTAGTTCCTTTTAACGCTAAGGCTAGACAACTTTCTTGGGAAATTTACCCATATAACGTTATTGATTCTTTGCAAGGCTACTACAGAAGAACTAGAAAGGTTCTGAAAAAAGAGAATAAGACCGTTATTAAAGTTAAAACTGGAGTTCGTTGCAAAATCCATTTAGATGGGAGAATTAAGATGGGTGATAACATCACTATTAGGGAAAGTGAAGATTTTGAAGGTCAGTATCGAGTAAAAGGTCTTTCTCATAATCTTGACTTTACTGGTGGTGCTTGGACAACTGAACTAGATTTAGAGAAGGTGGAATAATGAAGTCACCAGTTACTAGAATGTCTGGGTATGTTTCAGAATGTCTTGATGAATTTAGAAAAGAACTGTATACTGGATTACCAGCCATTATTCAGTCTTTCGATTCAAAGACCCAAACAGCCACTGTTAAGCCACTTTACTCTATTAACGGTTTACCTATGCCAGAGATTACTGGTGTACCTGTTCAATTTCCAAGTGGTGGTGGAGCATCTTTAACATTCCCCGTAAAAACTAATGACAGATGCTGGTTAGCTTTCTCAATGTTACCTTTAGATGATTTCGTTGTCAATGACAAGAATGTTCAGATGGAAACAAATATGAGAAGGACACACGATATCTCAGACTGTGTAGCTTTCGTAGGCATCTGCACAAGAACACAGAATTTTAAACCAGACCCAACAGCAGTCAGACTTCATTTTGGTGACTCTGTGTTAAGAGTTACAGATGATGGTAATTTTTATTTTGAAGGTGATGTGCACATCTCTAAAAACTTGTACGTAACAGAAGAAGTGCATGGTTCAGATTTTATCAGTGACACAACTGGTGTAAGCTTTAATGAGCATACACACCACTATTACTGGACAGACCCTGCTGGTGAGGCTGATACTACAGAGGCACAATAATGAAAACAGACTTTGCATTAAATCTAGGTGGTGACTATGTTGCCACTTTAGGTTCAGATTCAGTGTATGTGGCTCATGGTGATTTAAAGATTACTGGTAACCAAATTAGAATTATCCCAGAAGATGATAAAGCTACTCAGGTTGCTCAAAGACTTCATATCAGATGCCTTTTAAGGGCTGGTGAAGTCTTCTTTAACACATCTGCTGGGTTCCCATATTTACAACTTGCCAAATTTAAACAGAGAACTTCTATCTTTGACAATTATATGAAGGCTTATCTCGTTGAAACAAGAGATGTATCCAATATCTATAATTACTCGTCTTCAATGGATAATGCTCAAAGAAAAGTAACTGTTAATTTTGATGCAACTACTACAACAGATATTTTAACAGACATTACGCAAGAGGTTAATATCTAATGGCAGGATTAACTACAACAGGATTACAAACTCTAAGATATCAGGAAATTTTTGATAATATTAAGTCACGACTTCTTAGAGATATTTCACCCAACCTTGACGCTTCTGAAGATAGCCAATTAGGACTCTTCCTAGCTTCAATTGCAAGGTCTTTAGCAGATACTCATGAGATTCTATCAGAAATCTACGATGGGGGTACGATTGATAAGGCTGAAGGCTTTAACCTTGATGATATTACAGCTTTAAATGCGGTATACAGATATGTTGCTCAGGCAACAAGAGGTCAAGTTGAGTTTACTGGAATGACTGGTGCTACCATTCCTTCAACAACAAGATTAAGAAGTACTGCCGGAAACATCTTTTATCCAGTTAATAACATTACCCTTACTCCATCATATTGTGTTGAAGCTATCCTTGAAGTTAACTCTTTACGAACTGATGCAGATTATGTTATTATTATTGATAACGTCATTTTCTCATATAAACCAACCTCATTAGACACAATCACCACGCTGCTAACAAAATTAGCAGAAGCTATTAATGGTGGTATTGTAGCAAAAGCAGAAGTCATTAATGATGGAGCCGCACTAAGAGTCTATAAAGACGAGGGTGATATCATTGCAAGAACAAACCCTATGGTTGTCACTGCAACAACGTTTCTAACCTTTACAAAAATTACAACTATTTCAGATGTAGTAGCTGAAGAGGTTGGTGCTACACCTGCTTTGGCTGGTACGCTTATTGAGATTGAGACAACTGTTGATGGTCTTGACAGTATTTATAACAGGTATGACTTAACAACTGGTAGAAACGAAGAAACTGACACAGAACTTAGACAGAGATATTTAGAATCTTTAGCAGTTACTGGTGTAGGGACTTTGGATGCAATTGTAGCTGCTGTTAAAAGAGTTCAAGGTGTCTCAGATGCTTCAGGTGTTGAAAATGATACTGAAGAGACAAACTCAGAAGGTCTTCCACCAAAATCTTTTAAGATTGTTGTAGTTGGTGGTCAAAATGATAATGTTGCTCAAGCAATCTGGGATACAAAACCTGCTGGTATTAGGGCTTATGGCTCAATTTTTGGTACAGCCCATGATTTAGGTGGTTTGGCACATAATATTTATTTTAGCAGACCAACACCAAAATACGCATTTGTTAAAGTCTCTTACTCTTTATATGATGAAGAAAGCTTGACAATCCCTGAAGAGGATATCAGAGACAGCATTGTACAAGGTATTAATGCTTATGGAAGAACTCTTAAGGTTGGTAATGATGTTATCCCTAACAGAATCTATGGATATATCTATGACGTGATTAAAGGTATTGAGATTAATGAGGTTAAAGTAGCCTTATCAAACAACCAATCAGTCCCACCTAGTGACGGGCAGTATACTACAGCAAGAATTACTGTTGACGGTGACCAATATACTGTTTGGGAAAGCAGCCAGTATACCATCACTAAGGAGTAATAATGTTTGAAAAGATTGATAGTGTTTATTACAAAACACTTGATGAAAGGACTGTAACACAGTTTAAAGATAAATTTATCTATACAAGTATCTTGAAAGCAATCACTGATGAATTACAAACTCTAGAGGATGTTTGCTGGCAGATGCACACAGAGAGAAATATCAGGACGTCAGTAGGCCAACAACTTGATAACATTGGCTCACTGATTAAAGTTCCTAGACCTTTAGGTGCAGATGATGAAACATATAGGGCTATGCTTTATATTCAAATCTTCCTAAGACGCTCTGACACCACCCCAACATTCTTGCAAAAAGCAATTATGACGCTATACGGTGCAACTTTCTCTCAGATTTTTGAGCATATTACTCCTAAGACTGGTGGTATCGTTATCCGTATCAACACTAGAAAAAGCGTTCTAGATGCTGCATATACACTATCAAAGATTTCTGCAACAACTACTGGCTCCGCTGTTATCTTAAGAGATGTTACTTTAAATGGGACTGCTTGGACACCTGTAGAGGTTGCTGATTCATCACTTGCTATTGTTGATGATAAAGAGAACTGGTTTGTAACTGATGCTAACAGGGGTCTTGTCACAAATAACACTGGTGGCTCTCTGGAGTCCAACTTAGTAGGTAGTCTTGCAGATGCTGGTGTTATTGATGGTTACTTTAGGGTTGACAGAACAGCAAACTCACAGAGTGATGATTATATGACTGTAGATAGGTCCAATAATAGTGGCTATTTCATCGTTGGTAAAGAAGCTATTGCAGGTGGTGCATATGGAATCATGGCTGAGGTTGCACAAATTGTCAAAGGCAGAAAAGATAAATCACAACAAGAAGGAAATTCTTAATGGCAGTTTTAAATTGGTCTACAAATGAAGTAGATACTGATGGTAACCAGTTAAAAGTTTTACCACCACCGGAAGTTCAAGAGACAGGTCTTTTAAAGGGTGAACCTATGGGTAGACAGTGGTTCAACTATATTATCAACTACCTGCTTAATAAAGTAAACGGCACTGTTGGTGAAGTTCGCTCATATGCAACTCAGCAACCAGATTTAGTAGCCAATGGCTGGAAACTAATTAAGTCTGAGACAGGGACTGCAACAACAAGTACAAAGAACCTTTACACATATGAATATGTAGGAGCTTAATAATGGCAGTCGGTGAAATTCAAATTAGTGCCTTGCCACAAGCGACATTACCTGTTGATTTAAGTGATATCTTCCATCTTAAGCAAGGTGTTGAGGATAAAAGATGTACGCTTGAACAGTTGTTAGCACCTCACGCATCTTTGAGGAATAATCCTCATGGTGTAACCAAATCACAAGTGGGTCTTGATAATGTTATTAACTCTCTTCAATTAGTTGCAGCTAATAACTTGTCAGACATTGTGAATGTTGCTGAGGCAAGAGCAAATCTACAAATTATGTCGTCAGAGGAAGTGAATAACTTAATTCAGCAACATATTGACGACAAAAGTAACCCACACAATACAACGAAAGCACAGGTCGGTTTAAGTAATGTTCAGAACTGGACAACATCTAATCTGTACAATGAAGATGCTGATAAGTACGCCACCGCGAGAGCAGTGAATAATTTATACAAAGCTATTCAAGCATCATATCCAGTAGGGACTATTCATCTATCTGTTAACTCTGCCAACCCATCCACTTACTTGCTTTGTGGAGGTACTTGGGAGTTAGTTTCTAAAGGTAGAGCACTAGTTGGTTACGATACAGATTCTAGACCTGTTGGTTCAATGTTTGGTTCTCAGACTGTAGCATTAACGAATAATAATTTACCAGCACACACACACTCTATCTATCTAACAGGTGGTGGTCATACACACTCTGCAAGTGTATCTATCTCTAGTTTTGATTATGGTTCAAAGAGTACATCAACTTTTGACTACGGTACAAAAACGACTAATAGTGCTGGTGCTCATACTCACACGTTTAGTGGTACAACAAGTAATGCTGGTAACCACAACCACAGAGTACCTATGAGGGGTAATGATAGGGGTGGTACAAATGCTATTACTGCATCTGCTGATGCTGGTGCTGGTAATGCTATGTATACTGATTTAGCTGGTGCTCACACCCATAGCTTCTCAGGCACAACTGCATCATCTGGTGCTCATAGCCATACTCTTGCAATTGGTGCTCACAGCCACACTGTTAATATTGGTTCACACAGTCATACGGGCACTGTTACTGTTTCTAGCTCTGAGCATACACACTCAGGGACATCTGGTTCTGTTGGTGGTGGTCAAGCTTTCAGTGTTGAGCAGCCATCTTTTGTAGTATATGTGTGGCAGAGAACAGCTTAATTTCTTTACAGGGGCTTTGTAGCCCCTTTTAAGAGGAAAATTTATAATGGCAGATTACAAATTGAGTCAATTAAACTCAATCGACACAATTCGTTCAGAAGACCTATTGCACATCAGAGTTAAGAAAAGACCTGAAATGCTGGGTGATGAAGACCGTAGAATGACCTATCAAGACTTCTTAGCTTCCTTCAAACTAGAAAGGTTTGTTCAGATTGCTGGGAGTACTATGACGGGAGACTTAGGTATTGTCAAGTTACTTTACGGTGGCAAGGCTGTATTTGACCCTACAGGCTCTTCTGAGATTACTATTGGGGATATTTTAAAGACTTTTAAAATTAACTCAAATGGTCTTAAACTCACTATTGCAGATGCCACAAGGTCGGCAACTGTTTATCATACTTTGAATAAACCAAGTCCTAATGAACTTGGCATGAGAACTAATGAAGAGAATGATGCAAGATATGCAAGGCTTGCTGTTACAAATAACTTCAGTATTAGGCAAGCAATTATAACTGATGGTGAGCAGTTAACTCTTAAGAAGGCAACCAATGCAGGTGCTTCATATATTCAAGGTAGAGATGCTAATAACCAGCAAACTTGGTATGTTGGACAGGGAAATGCAAACAGTACTAATGTTTATTTGTACAATCATGCTACTGGTGCAATGTTGACCCTTGATGCAACAGCAGCATTTAACAAGTCACTTAGAATCACTGGTCAAGTTCAACCTTCGGATTTCTCTAACTTAGATGCTAGGTACTTCACTCAGACAGTCGCTAATCAGAGATTTGCACAGTTAGCTGCTAATAATAATTTTACTGGAACAAACACGTTTAGTAGAAACCTACTTATCATCAGTGACAGTGCTGCTTTAAGGTTGAAAAATGCAACAGCTAGCTCACTATTCATTCAGGGTGTTGACTCCCAGAATACTAACAGGTGGTATGTAGGAAACGGGGATAACACAGCCTCTGTGCTGCTACACAACTATGTACACGGCTCAAATATCAGGCTTGATAATGGTTATATCTCAGTCAACCAGAACTTCAGAATCACTGGTCAAGTTCAACCTTCAGATTGGGCTAACATTGACTCTAGATATATTCCAGCAGCTACTTTGAATAATCTTGCTAAGATTAATGCTAAGAATACTTTTTCTCAAGGTCAGATTATTAAGGTTGACGGAGAGGTTATTAGACTTCAGGGGGTAAATGATACTGGTGGTTTGTTCTTGCAAGGTTATACTTCTGATGGTACTAAGAAGTGGTTTATGGGTACTAATGCTTCAGGCAACTTTACTATCAGGGAGATGGTGTTAGGTACTGAACTGTCTCTTAGAGAGAACTATATCCAGTTCAATAAGAATGTAACAATTAATGGGCAGGTTCAACCACAAGATTGGGCTAACATTGATGGGAGATACTACAACAAATCATCTGCTGATAGTAGATATCTGAGGGTAAGAAGCACTAACTTTAACACTAGTAATGTGGAGAAATGGGCTAAGATTGCAACTGTTACTATGCGGCAGGCAACATCGACAGCGGTAATTGAGTTGTTTGGTGGGTCTGGGTTCAACTATGGTGCATATAACCAAGCATGTAAAACAGAGATTGTTATTAGAGCAGGGAATAATAGTCCAAAAGGCTTAAATGTTGTTGCATGGAAAAACTCACCGAATGGTGTTGTGATGGAAATTGGGCATGTTAATACATCTGGTGATAATTATGACATCTACTTAAAAGCTGGTCCCTACCAAAATGCTACGACAGCTAGGGTTCAGTCATCATCTAATGCAACAGTGCAGTTGTTTGAGACTCCAGAGACATCTGACAGTGCTCCATCTGGCTATGTTGCTGGGACAATTGCTTATTATTATACTAGTCTCTTGAAACCAACCCCTTCAGATATTGGTGCATACACTAAAGCAGAGACTGACCAGAAGATTGCAGATGCAATTAGTGACTCTACAGACCTGAATAAAATCTATCCAGTAGGTATTGTGACGTGGTTTAACAGTAATGTCAACCCAAACACAGCACTTCCTGGGTTAACTTGGACGTACCTGAATAATGGTGTTGGTAGAACTATTAGAATTGCAGCAGCAAACGGTTCAGATGTTGCTACAACTGGTGGTTCAGACTCTGTAACGTTGTCTGTTGGTAACTTACCTTCACACACGCACAGCTTCTCTGCTACTACTTCATCATTTGACTATGGTACTAAGACTTCTAGCACAACTGGTAACCACAACCACAACAGAGGTACTATGGAGATTACTGGTTCATTTGGTTACTTCAGAAGTGACGCTAGTAGCTTCTACACAGCAAGTGGTGCATTCTACCTCGGTAGTCAGGCAGGTTCTAAAGGGTATACTGGTAACAACTTTACTAATGGTATCCCTGTCAACTTCAACGCATCAAGAAACTGGTCTGGTGTAACGAATACAACAGGTAACCACAGCCACACTGTTGGTATTGGTGCTCACAGCCACACAGTTAGCGGTAACACAGGTGGTACTGGTTCTGGTTCAGCATTTAGTGTTACTAACCAGTTCTATAAGTTAATGGCTTGGGTAAGAACTGCTTAATCCCTTGTTGACTGATTGTTAAGATGGTGTTAATATTCTTTATGGGTATTCTCACCATCTTGGCTGATGAGGTGATTAAATGCCTACAATCCTAGCAATTCTTCTAAAAAATCTAGGTAGCTTCTTCTGGAAACTCATTTTATCCCTTCTAAGTGAATACATGATTGAGAAAGTGTTCTTTAAGCTTGCAAGATATCTTGCGAGTAAGACAGACACACCTATTGATGATGAGTTCGTAGATAACTTAGAAAAAGCTTTTAAGGGGGAGAATAAATGAAGTGGCTAGAGGAAGCTTTTAAAAATAATATTGGTGCAATTGTAGTTGGTATTTTTAGTGTTATTGGGATGTATACCACCATGCAAGTTTCGGATGGTAAGCAAGAGGTGTCTATCACAACAAAATTACAGCAGCTAGATAATTACAGTAAATCTAATTACTCAGCTATTCGTGATTTACAGTCTGACATGAGATTGCTTCAGTTAGGGATGGAGAACCAGAAAGTTCAGTTAGAGAATGTTAAGGGTGAGAACGCAAAACTTACTAAAACTCTTGATAAATTCTCTGACAGTGTGAACAATCTGGCTCAATCAGTATCAGCCTTGCAAGCTATTACTGAAAAGAACACAAAGAATACTGAAAAATAAAATTTAAGGCTCCCGTAAAAAGGAGCCTTTTTGTTTTACTTACCTACTGATAAAGGTGCTTCAATCTTTCCTGCATGTTGGTAGTTGCTAATGCCACCAATAAAATCACTTGCAGTGAGATGTTTTAAGTCACTTAAAGTGTTAAGTGGTAAGCCAATCTCAAAAGTTGGTGCATGGAAATCTTCATTGTTCATCAGTTCATAAACCTGCTTCATATGGTTATGATAAATCTGAGTATCTCCAAAGACACCTATCAAGTACCGTGGAGTGTATCCAGTCATCTTACAAAGAACTTCCAGAATAAAGCCATAAGATGCAATGTTAAAGGGAAGTCCTAAAAAGGTGTCTACAGAACGCTGATACCATTGTAAGTCAACTTCACCCTCATTAGTGATATAAATCTGAAACAGAACATGACAAGGTGCTAAAGCCATTGAGTTAGCTGCAATATCTGCTGCATTCCAAGCATTAACAAGCATGTAACGGTTTGTGATATCACCTTTCATCTTCGTTACTAAGGTTTCTAACTGGTCTACAACACAACCATTATGACCTTCAAAGTTTCTCCACTGAACCCCGTAGATTCTACCACCTGCATCCTCTAACCAGTCTTGTTCAGAGGAATAATTAGAGCTTAACCAGCGTTTAAAATCATCTGACCAGATAGTCCAGCGTTCCCCGTCATTTTCACCCCAAGTACGGTAACGAAGTTCACCAAGCTTATTCTCGCCATTCAGGAACCATAAAGCTTCTCCGATAACTTGCCTTGTAAACACCTGTTTAGATGTTAAGAGTGGGAAACCAGTACGCATATCAAAACGAAACTGAGGTGGAGCAAATGCAGAGATAACGTCTCCAGTTCGTGTAGTACGCAGTTCACCAACGGATAAAACATGGTTCAGGATATTTTTGTAACTCAAATCTGCTTGTGACATATCAAAAGTGTCCTTTTACTTGTGGAACATAAATTTCAAAGGTTGCTTTACCATCATCCGATGGCCTTGACTGTACCTTTGCAAATACACGGCTATCATACAGCTTATCGAAGAAGTTTTCAAAAGGTAAATACACAGTGGCCTCTTCAGTAACTTTATGGAAAACTGTATGGAAAACTACACCAGCATACGGCAAAGCATTGACAAGAACACCTGCACCACCAATTACAAAGACATCTTCATCAATAGAGCTATCAAGATACTTCAAAAATGCTCCAAAGGACTCTTTACTAGCTTTAGCATACACTACATCATCTTTGTCAAAGTCTATACCCAAATATGGAACAGAGTTCGTTAAGACGAGGTTTGTACGTTCTGGTAATGGTTTACTACCCAGAGTCTTAAAAGTCTCATTACCCATCACTACTAAATTATCTTTAGTGAGCCTCTTGAACTCTTGCATATCCTGTTTATGTCGAGGCCACGGCATACCAGTTAGAGTACCAAACTCCCCATTTTCACCACTTGCAAAGATTAATTTAATCATTTTGTAAATCCTCTCTTAATGAACCAGTTGATGACATTCTTCACAGCTTTATTACTATGGTAGATTAAGTGTGGTGTTGGTTGGTATGAACCATAAGCCCAGAAAGCAATGATTTCATTACACCCTGTGCATCGGGTACTTTCTTCAGCAATATGACCGTTGACTATTTCACTTACCTCACCTTGTAAGTCTGTACACCCACAATGTGGACAACGGATAGGTGTTCCATCAGACTCATAGCAGTGTTCAATTTTCATTTATTTAACCTCAAAAACTGGTTCAAGAACCAATATAAAATCTACACAGTCATCTTCTTCATCCAGAATACCATCAAAGTTCTTAGGAACGAAGTCGAAGAGGCTCATAACAAAGCAGTCAGAAGTAACCCTGATAGTTCCTCCCATATTCTCTACAGTCAACACTGTACGACTTTCTTTTACCTCTCTCAGAAGATTACTCACAAAGTCATCTAAGAAGTACTTCATCAGTGACTTAAAGCCTTTAGGGTAATCTGTACCAGAGTATGTTTCAATTTGAGGTACAAGCTTAACATTTATACTGGTCTTTGTTAAGAATGTGCTAGAGAACATGCTATCAGGTAACTTACAAACAGTCTTTCCAGTACCTTCATGTTCAATCTCAACAAAACCAGCTTCGTCGCCACATGTAACTATTTTAAAAGATGCTTCATTCTCATACTGTGAAGCCATAAACTTTTTAAGCATTTCCTTAAGGAAATCTGCATGAGCATCTTGTAAGTAGATATCAATCATAGTTAATTACCTATTATGGGAACAGACACTTGATGTCATCATTTTTGAAAACGAAACTTGTGTAGTTGTGACCGTCAACATCCAACCAAACAGCCTGAACATCCACACCATCAAGATTGTGGTAAAGTTCTTTGATGAAGTGGTCTTTCACAATCTGGCTGCTAGTTGTTTCCAGCTTAATATTTGAGATTGCTGAACCTACAGCCATATAACCCATGACACGTTTCTTCTCAGTATGCTTAATCTTACCATCTTTGTAAGCCATAATGAGATTGGAGAGAATCTTTACACCATAATACTTTTCAAGGTGAGTAGGTGCACCATAAAAGCCTAATGCGAAGTTTTCAGAGTGGATAATGTTTTCACGTTTCATATTAATCTGCCAACCTTAAATTAAAATTAACACCAAATTTTTCACATACTTCCAACATAAACTCAAGAGAAACATTACCAGTGAGATTGATTATGTTGGATACACGAGCCTGAGAGATACCACAAATCTTAGCAACTTGCTCTTGAGAGAGACCTCTGGATTTAATCTCTCTCTTAAAACGATGTGCAACGAAGTCTCTCATTTCGTCTACATCCATCGGACAAATATAACTCTCCATTTCAGCCTCTCTGTCAGCCTCCCAATCATCTTGTGGAGCATAAGGGTCAAAAGCTTCATTCATCTTTCTTCTTCCGTTTGCGTGAAGTGTCAATCAATGAATCTATGTTTGTAGCCCGAACCTTTTCACGTTCATCGTTAAGATAATCGTCAAGAACCTTTTCAATCTGTGAATCATCTTTACAGATGACTGTAAAAACTGTAAAGCCGTCTGTATCGTCAATTATCTTACCATAACCGCTTCTGGGATGTAACTTTTTAAGAGCCATATCAAATACCTGTGCAGCTTCTGTTTTCTAAGAAATACTCAACACCATACATAGCTTTTTGCATCAAATCTTCTTTAAACTGGATACGATGGTTGAGCATAGCCTGTACATCAATACCATCAGGGTGCTTTTCTTTAATATTTGCAGATTGCAGGAAATACTCTGCAAGAACACGATACTGATAGTCAGTTACTTTATCAGTCATCTCTGTTAAAGACTCTTCAGAGATTGGTTTAAGTAACTCACCATTAGCCAAAGCAACACCTTTAACAATCTGACAAGTGTCTTCTGGAACACCTGATAAGTCCACATTTGGAAGTTCTGTTGCATTGACTGGTAAATTCATTGCCATAACCATTGTAGCGGCTAATAAAATCTTTTTCATAATGACCTCAAAGTTATATTAAATTTTGTATTACATTGAGTATAAAAATAAGCTATAACACCTGACTTGTCAACAGATTTTATAGCTTATTTGGCAGATTTTTTATAAGGCTACTGCCATCCTTCCATACCTAACCCAACCAGACCTAACCCCACCGAACCAAACCTTACCTTACTTCACCCTACCTTATTAAAAGACCCTCTTAAAGACCTTTTAAAAAGGAGCCTCCGAAGAGGCTACCTAGTCAACTTAGAAAGGTTTTCTACGTTGCTTGTTAATGTTAGCTTTCATAGCAGCTAAATGGTTTTGCTGTTCAATCAGTCGTGAACGTTCTTGATGACTAAGTGCCATAGTGTTCACATTCTCAATCGCTTGAGTGGCTTGCTTTAAAGCACGACCAATCTTACCAGACATTTTACGTTTTGCAATAGTTGCTTGATGCTTAGGTTCAACCACACGATAACCAACACCCATTGAAGCAACCAGATAAATCTTCTCTTCTTTAAGAAGCTTTTCAATAAACTTCTCAAGTCGGTTTAGACGTGTAAGTGCATAAGCCTTCATTTCATCTTCGTACTTAACAATGTCACCTTGATAAGTTGGCTTCACAATACCTAAGAAGGTATCCATCTCAGAGTGTGATACAGTGTCACCGTAACTAAACTTTGCTGCTAATGCTTTTGTATTCATAATTAAACGTTACCTTCTGAAATAACTTCTACAGAAAAACGACCAAAGCGTGGACGCCAATCACCTACACCACAAAGGTTGCCAGCATTTTCCAGAACCATCAGGAGTTCCTCTCGTGTAATTTGCTCTTCATCGAACATCAAACCAAACTCTACAGACCAATCACGGAAGATTGGACGGTAGCTCATAACTCGTGCTGTACCAATCTTAACAGACTTAGCGTAGATGAAGTCTGGATTCTTAGCAAGTTCTTGTGGGTTTGCTGGACAGTTCTTGATAGTCATTGGGAAGACTACATCTGTCAGCATGATGGCTCGGTCAATTACCTTACCAAGTTTGTTGAGTTTTGCACCAGACTTGATACAAGCCTCAATCATCTCACCGTTCATAACAAAACCTAGCTGCTCATCGTAGTAACAAGAAGTTACCAGTTGACTTTCTGCTAAGAGCGCATAGTCTTCGTCAGTCTTTTTACGTTTACTGGACAAAGACTTGTGATATTTTGTCAGAGGATTTAATGGGTCTGACAACGTATCGTTATGGCTCAGGAAAGGACGAGTGCCAGTGATTTTGATATTTAACAGTTTCATAGCATTTAGCTCCACACTTTAGTTGATTGTTAAGTTGTTTGTAAAGAACCCTCAACAGAAGACTCTTTAGAAACTTGGTAGATTTTTAACGTGGCTACTACCATCCACCCATGCTTTACCGTACCTGACAGTACAACACTTCAACTTACCCAACCACACCTTACCTTATTAAAAGACCCTCTTAAAGACCTTTTAGAAAGGTAAGTCTCATTTTAATGTAGCTGAGACTAACTACCCACACCAAACCATAGCATACATCGCATTACCGGACAGAGCCATACTTTACCAGACATCACTTAAAAACCCTCTTAGAAGACTCTTAAGTGATGCTGGTGAGTACCCGTCGGTTTATGCTGCTCAGTATACTCACCAAATTTTCTATGTCAACAACTTTTTATTCGTAATCTCGAATAACTAACCCAACAGGGAACTGTAAAGAACCCTTACGAGTCATCTTCTGGAACTGAACCGTTAAAGGCTTCCCGATAAACTCTTCAGGATGCTCAGCAAGATACTGTTTCTTCTCGTGTGTAGTTTTCCATGAGACATCTACAAAGACGTTAGGAAGAGTCTCTACAACGAACTTGCCATGACCACGTTTATCGGTCTTTACACCAGTCACTTTAAACTCTTCAGTGTGCATCTTCTTGTGCTTAATCAAGAAGTATGAACGGTGACAACACTCATAGAAGGAGTCTTCAGAGATTGAACGGTACATTGCACCTTCAAACTTAGCTTCAACCCACTTATCATGAGCTTCATCGAATTCTTCCCAAGAATTTACACGACGAGACTTAACAGGAACAACTTTACAGCCGTCTCTAAAGTCATTCAATGGTGAAGTCTCAATAATATCTCTACGCTCAGGCCACGTCTTAGTGCTGTCACAGATATCGTACCAGTAGAACTGGAGTAGATGTCGGTCTGGATTGTCAGCATTCTTAATCATAGACACAATATCTTCTAAGTCCCAACCATGAGCATAAATCTCACCATCAAAGTCTTCGACTTGTGGATGTAATTTAAGCAACAAAAGCAAATCTGGGATTAGTTCTGCTGGGACGTTGTAAACAGTATTCTCACGAGAATAAGCCGTGAAACTAACTGAATCAGCGTCTCTTGAAATTCTACAACGAACTCCATCAAGTTTTGGTTGAGCATCAGCAGGGAACTTCAGATACTTTGCATGACTAACCTTTGCAGCATCATGAGCAAGCTGTACACCTACCTTCTCAGTATTCTGTGCAGACTCTTTTGTGTAAGCATAACCTTTGCGGTCAACTTGCTTTTTATACTTTGCAGCAACTTCAAAGAGAGCTTGCTGTTCAGCGTTACGCTCATTCTTTTTACCGATGTTCTTAGGCTCTGCTGTATACTCTTCAAACATCATCTTGCCATTTTCTTTGCCATACGTGGTAACAACTTTGTCACCTACAGCAACACATGACCAGACGTTAAAAGAGCCATCTTTATTTTGTTTGTACAGTGTTGTCATTTTCTCTTACCACCAATTTCTACGTCGATAACCTGAACATCACCAGCAACATCAAACTTATGAATGATGCTTTCCACAGTGTAAGTACAACCATCAATGCGAACCAACTCACCTTCTCGTGGGATGATGGGATTACGTTGAGCTACGGTTGTAGTGGAGTGAACAACATCATAACAGTAGATATAGTTTACTAGGACTTCCATATCTTTTCCTTAAAATGATAAGTTAATGCTAATACGTTCACCCTTAAGGACTCCTGTACGGTCTCTTGCAATCTTACCGTCAACGATAATGATATGCGCAAACTTTAAAGACTCACTATTAAAACCTTTTACGAACTTACTAGGCATTACCACAATACACATCTCCTGAATCAACTCTGGAGTATAGCAATTGTCGTGAAGTTGCTGAATAACGTCTGAAAGTTTCATATAACCTCCTATATAAGATATTGTATAAGGTACTCTTCCCTGAGCACCTTGTCAAGATAGTTTTGCAAACTCTCCGTGGAGTTTTATAGCAGCTTCACAGTAAGCTTTGTGGGCTTCTTCAGGTGTGTCATGATAACCTAAAAACATCTTCTTACCTCTATAACTTATCTGTGCGACCCACTTACCAGACTTCTTCTTAAGACTTACACCCTTGTACCCAGATTTATTGGTGACTAGCTTACCTTTATTCCAAGCACTTTGAAAGTCATCTGCTTCCCTTAAGTTTACAATCCTGTTGTCAAGTGAGTCTCCGTTGATGTGGTCAATGATACCTTTTGGCATCTTGCCATACACGTAAAGCCATGCGAGTCTGTGTGCTTTATGTGCTTTCTTGTCAAAATAGATACTAATCTGTTTATGACCACTTGAATCAGTCTGGATATTACCTGCCACCTTTCCTGCATAATTACTGTTAAAAACACTAACAGCTCTTGATTTACCTTCTCTACGAAGCCAAGTAAAGACCCCTGTTTCGGGGTCATAGTGTAGCAGCTCCTTTAAACGTTTTTGTAAAATAAAATCCATTAATCAATGTACCTCATACCAGCTCTTACCAACCTTTGCTGTACCAGTTACAAGTGTTTCTTTCCTCAAACCTAAGTTTTTTGAAGCTTGCCCATACATCCAGTCAGCAATTGCTTTCATATCATGTGTCATACCCTCTGGGCATTCCCAACTATTTTCGTCGTGATATGCCAGAAGTAACCTTGCTCCGATAGCTGGTTTTCGAGCATTCAGTTTTGTCAGGCCATCTTCACAGGCTTTTCTTGCTGCTAGGTTGATGGCTTCATTCTGAATCTGTGCTTCCGAACTCATCAGGAGGTAGTTCAGTAGTTTATGTGGAGATTTGCACCATATCCATGCTCCAGCGACCCTGATATAACCACCTTTAGCAATTGAAGAGTTCTTCCCAAAAACCTCTTCCAGAGCCTTTTTAGACGCCTTAAAATCAGCTTCTAAGCTATCAAGTAACTTCTTAATCTTTGGCAGACGCATATAGTAAGTTTGTTTCGTCAATGCACCTTCTTCCGTAGATGATGCCTTGATAGTTTTTGCAAACTTCTCATCTCCGGCTCCAAATAACAGGGCGTAGATGCCATTTTTGCTCTTCTTACGACCTTTTGTAATCTCGTGAAGAAGTTCCTCATCCTGTGTCTCCCTGCAACGAACAATATCCTCTTCTTTGTTAAGACCAAAGTAAATACTGTTCAGTGTATGCGCATCAGTCCCCGTGTAGACTTCATAGAGGTCATTTTCAGCATCATAGCGCAGATACTTGTCAGTTTCTGGGTTAAGATACTTGTCAAGATGCTTACAGTAGTATCTACCATCATCTTGCTTAGTGAACTCTACTGACTCTTTACCTTCAGTTACTGCTTTAGTGAAGTCTTTATCACCCATAAAGTTACACAGTAAAACAAGCTGTGCAGAGTTCTGGTCAACTGAAACGATATTAGTACCTTCCTCACAAATCCAAACTTCCCTCATAGGTGCTCCATAGACAGCAGCACCAGACGGTACGTTTACAATACCATATTGTGTCATACGTCCAGTTGAAGTACCAAACACCATTGCACCAGCACTAAGGCGACCATCAGGACGAATCTGGTTCAACCAACCTTTTTCATCATCTTTTGAGTTCTCAATAGTTCTGCGTCGGTGCATCAAAGTATAGTACTTAGCAATCTTCTGTCCAAGCTCACCTTCAATCGTATCATAAGATGATTCAGTAAGTTTTGGTGAAGTCCTAATCAGACAAGGTTCAAGTAAGTCTGTGTACTTCTTAACAGACCAGTTATGCTCTATGTACTGTACACCTTCATGCTCAACATAACTCAAACCACACCGTTCCACCATCTCATCCCACTTAGGATGTTTTGTAATCATCTTTTTATTGTCTTTGAAACGACAAACTTTGACAGGGCGACCATCTGAGTCTTTCTTGTAGTTCCAGTCATCTGGAATCCAACCAACTGATTTCAAGTAGTCTTTAACAACTGCTACCTGAGTCATACGAGAAACTTCAAACTCGATTGGTGTATATGGTGCATCAATCAAACCTGTGTAGCGACTTGACTCAAGCTCAAAGTGGTTAACAACATGGCTGTTATAGTACTTCACAGTTTTAACTGTTTTTACTGGCTTCCAGTCTTTGCATTTCTTACCAATCTTTGCGTTCAACTCATTGCAAATTGCACGAGCATCCTTCATTGCTACAAAGCCTTCCTTGTACTCTTCACCAGTTACAGAGTTGGTTGGTGTATAGCAATTCCGCTTTTCAATGTTAAAAATCTTTGTAGTTGGCTTACCAAATGGCTTGATTTCATATGTCTGCATCTCACCATTACGTACCTGCTGACGATACTTTGTCTTAGGATACTTGGTAATTCTCTTCAGTCCATCTGCATGACCAAATGCTTCAACATACTCATTCCAAGCTTTTGCAAACTCTTCTCCAGTGACTTTACCTTTAGTCTTAATAGTTGGAGGGAGATGTGGTTCCACTTCTGAAGCAAGCTCATTAGTCAACTTGTCAAGTTCCTTTACATGGAACTCCATAAGCTCTTTATCAGCCTTCCAACCATTGATAGCTTGTTGACTCATCCAGAAAGATGTTTCTTTAGCTCGCATGTAGGTTTCATAAGTATCTATGCCACACTTCTTTAGCTTCAGATATTCATTATCCAATGCACGTTTAGTTTTGGCGTTAATACGGATATCTTCCACAACACGAGTGAAGATTTCTGCATTCCACACACCCCAATGTTCAATCTCTGGTTTACGAACACCAACACGAGCACCCCATGCTGCCAAGCCATGAGCACCTTTATAGCCTTTTGGAGTTGGTCTATCCATCCATTGAACACGAGACTGAATAAGAGAATCCTGAAAGAAATTACTCCACGGCTTACACTTTGGATTATCAAAGTTCCACAAATCAGGTGCAATGTGATTGAAAACCCACCAGTCATAACCGAGACCATTATGGATGCAAAGACGTTTTGCCTTTAACGCAAATTCAACACCTTCACGTAAGCCGCCCTTAATGTACTTAGTGTACTTGTGACCGAGGATAGGCTCATCTGTAAAGACCCATACAGGTGGCTCTTCATCGTCAGATTTATAGTCTGCGAAAGCCATTACGTGCACTTTAGTGAACTCAAGGAGTAAACCATCAGTTTCTGTATCACCAACTAAATGTAAGTTTTTAAAATCTACGTTTTCCATTTGTACTCCCTCTAATTCATTAACCTCATACATTACTGCAAAAAATTATAAAAAGCAAGTTGACAATGCGCTTGACAAGGTGTTAATCTTTGCGAAGTGGGTTTTTACTTAAAAGGTTACTTAACAGTTTAACTATACAGATACTTTAAAAGTCTTAAAAGATTATTTAATAGCTTTTAAAAAGCTTTAAAGTATAACGTATAGAATACGTTAAGATAAAAGATTAAAACTTAATAGTTACTTAAAAGAGGCTTACATGCAGAAAATGTTTGTTCACCCAGACATAGCTGACTTTGTTAGAGCTTTGCAAAAGTTGGAAGAACTTGACATTGCTGCTCAACGGGAATATGCTCACCATCACAGGAGAATGGTTGATATACAACATGAAATAGAGTTGTCTGAAAACTATGAAGATGACTTAAAATGCTCTGTATTTGAGCATATGAAAGATGTTGCTACAGCGAGACGTAAAGCTAAAGACACAGTTGCTTTACTAGATTCTCTTAAAAAGAGGTTGCAAAGTGGTACAGACCTGTGTAATCTAGCGTCACTGATTAACGATGTTGAAACTTCTTGGGATAGGCACTATTATCCACGTTCTGAAAAGACACTTGACTTTTCTTCATCCGAAAACTTAAAATGTTCTAGAAAGAAACTTAACCAACTGAGAGAGAAATAATATGAATATCGATGTAGAAAAGATGCTTGAAGAGAAAGGTATTGACGAAGCATTTTTAATCAATGCCGTAGAAAGCATGGCTATGATTCTTCGTGGTAACAACTACACAGAACAGTTTATGCCTGCAAGCTATAACTTGCCTGAAGACAAGTCTGATAACGGTGCTTTTGCAGAACAGGTTAACATGATGCTTTGCGACAAAACACTTGCTTTAGCATCTATCGTTGTAGGTGTTGATGCCCTTGCAGAGTTCATTTTTTATGAGATGCAGAAAAATGATTATATTGCCATGACCACTGAAGAAAAAGACTTGCTACTACTCGCAGGTAACGATGAACTAATTGACCTGTTAATTTCATCAACTAGTGCTGTTATGGCTGCTCTTGAGAAGCGCATGGAAGAAAAACTTTCACGATATGAAAAACTTGATTGGGGTGTAGAAGAATTAAACCCACGAATCAAAGAAATTATCCAGCAAACTAAAGATTCTTTAGGAGAAGCTGTGAAAGATGATTCTGTAGCTGATGTAGAACCACTACAGGTGAAGGTTGCTCTGATGATTCCAGCTATTTCTACAATGATGAATATCGTTGCACTAATCCAACTTTCTCAGATGTTGGGAGTAACCATTGAGTTCGTTGAGGAAATGACTGGCGGTGTGAGTATGCAAGCAATCAATGATGTTTTGGTGAACATTGGTGCTTCAATCATTGAAGAGAAGCTTCGCATTAACTTTGGTGATGATTTTGTGAAGCAAATCTCAGCTATGGCTGAAAAAGAACACTCACAGATTAATACTGACCAACTGCACTAAGTTTTTATAAACCTTACAAGCCTCCTTAGTTGGGGGCTTTTTAGTAATTAAGGAAGATAGAATGAGTAATATTATTGCATTTACTGGAAAAGCACGTTCTGGAAAGGACACCTCATGTTCTATTGTCAAAAATATCCTAGAAGATGAGTATGGCTACAATGTTGCAGTAATGGCCTATGCAGACAACCTTAAACTTTCTGCATCAAAGATATTTGACTTGACATGGAATGACCTGTACGGCGAAACTAAAGAGACTCCACAGGTTTTTGATTTATCATACTCTGAACTTATGTTAAAAGTTACGGAAGCTATGGAGTTCACCTTCAGAGATGAACGTTATCATATGGACTTTAAGCTTATGTCAGAGTTAACCGGACGATTAATCATGGAACTTAAGAAGGTCGCTAAACCGACTCTATTGACACGTCTTGGGTTTAGTAAAAAGTATAAATTCTCATCAAGGCAAATTCAACAGATTTGGGGTACTGAAGTTATCCGTAAAGTTATGGGTGACAAGTTCTGGTCTAAAGACCTTGAAAAAAGAATGGTAAACTTCTTTGACGTTTGCTCACTTAGGAATCAAGAAGGTGTTGTTCTAATCAGTGACTTAAGGTTTGACTCTGAAGCTGAGTGGCTGAGTAGATTTGCACACCAAACTATTGAAGTAAAAAGAGACAATGTGGACAAGGTTTCATCACATGTTTCAGAAAATGGAATTTCTACCAAATATGCGCGTGACATTATCCATAATAATGGTACTCTTGAAGACCTTGAAAGCAAGCTAAGAGCTATCCTGAAAATTTAAAAGAGAGAATGAAGATGAGAGTAAAAGATAATTTTAAAGTTATTGACCATCGTTTAGTGGAACTCTCATCTCTTTCCAATGAGGTAATGATTGAACGTCTTAAGAGAGTTGAATCACGAAGGAAAGAGATTGCAGATGAAATTCATGAATTGGACAAGATTGAAAATGGATTGAAGGCAGAACTACAACGAAGAGGTGCTAATGTCTAAAGGTCGTAAATTGAAAGAGGCTGGTCAGTTTATTGGTCATTGTGCATGTCCACGTTGTGGTTCATCAGATGCTGGTTCAATCTATCATCATGACGATGATTCTTATTCGATGACTTGCTTTAGCTGTAACAAAGGTTTCCCAGAGTGGGATTTTGATAAAGGACAAATCGTGAGCACTTATTCTACTGGTTCAGACAATAAAAACCGTACTTTCCGTGGAATGGATTTAGACGATGTAAAAGAAAACCTAGAAGCAATGGACTTGAAAGACAGGAAGATTCCTGCAAAAGTCCTTGAACGCTTAGGTATCAAGGTTGACATTGACAGTGATGGTGAAATTGACGCACATTTCTATCCAACTTACAAACGTAATGAAGATGGTAAGCTAGAACATGTTGGTTACCGTGTTCGTCACCGTTACCCAGAAGACCATCCAAAAGAGCACCTACGTGGTAAGCTAAAAGACTTTTCTGGTGGTGTTGGAGACATTAAAGGTGAACTGGCAATGTTCGGTTCATGGATTGCTCCAGAAGGTGGTAACCGTCTATTCATCTGGGAAGGTGAGATGGAATGTGCGACAGCAATCTATATGACTTCTCTTGCGATTAAGGACAAGTCTCGTCGTAAGAATTACTGTCACGTATCTGTTCCATCGGGTGCAAACATCAAGTCTATCAAGGATAACTATCAGTACATTACATCATTTGATGAGATTTACTTGTGCTTTGATAACGATGAAGCAGGTGCTAAAGCCACTAAAGAGGCTGCTGGTATCCTACCTATTGAGAAGGTTCGTTTATTCCAGTATCCAGAAGGTGTAAAAGACCTTAACGAGTGGTGGACAAAGTTCTATAAAGAGAAAGATACAGTTCTGGAAGGATTTAAGCAGCGTATCTACAATGCACCTCGTTACTGTCCTGCTGGTATCAAGAACTTCGCAGATGGTTTTGAGGCAATGAAGAATCGTGGTCAGATTCCATTGATTCCTTTCCCAGAATCTTTCGGAGATTTGAACAGGCTGACTTATGGTGGTTACGGTTTAGGTGAGATTACAACTCTGGCAGCACCATCTTCAGTGGGTAAATCTGCATACACTCGTGAAATGATTTACACTGCTTGGAAAGATACCGATTACAATATTGGTGTAATTCCTGTAGAGGATACCTATGAAGAGTTGATGGAGATGCTCTGTGCAATCCACCTGAGCAAGCAGATTTCTGAGATTCCTTATGACGAACGTGATTGGGATGAATTGAAGGAAGCACACGCAGAACTGTCTAAAGGTCGTCGTATCCACATCGTAGACCATCAAGGGGCAATTGACCAAGATAACTTGCTGGAATTTGTTGACTATCTTGTTAACAGCTTGGACTGTAAGATTATTATTCTTGACCCTATTACGTTGGCTCTGTCACGTTCAGATACTGATGAAGAGGAAGTTTTATCTGAGCTATTGCGTCGTTGTAAACGCTACCAGTATGCACAGGTAAACGTCTGTCACGTTCGTAAAAGTGCAGGTGGTCAGAAGGCTAACTCCGAAGGTGGAGATATCTCTGAAGAGGATATTAAAGGCTCTGGTGCGTATTTCCAGATTTCTATGAACAACATTCTGTTAATGCGTAACAAGGTTGACCCAGACCCTGTTAAGAAAAACTTGACAAAAATCAAGTTAACTAAATGCCGTCGTCACGGTAAGTCAACGGGTATTGCTGGTCATACTTGGTACAATCCAGATACAGGACGTCTCATTAAAGCATCTGGTTGTGGAGTTGACATTGATGGCGCAGCAGAAAATATTCGCCAACAGTTTGGTATTGGTGAAGCTGAAGACCATTACGATGACTCTTTGCCACATTATGAGGATGAAGTGTTTGACCGTGAGACTGGTGAAGTCTATACTGAAGAACAGCGTCAAAGCTCAACGATTCCACCTGTATTAAGTGAGGATGCAGATGACTGCCCATTCGAAACTGAGTGATAGTTATAAAAGAGAGGGGTTCACACCCTTCTTTGAAGAAAAAAGTTTAAATAAATTTCAGGAAGAGTGTTTGACAAAGATTGATAGGTTCTATAGAATGCTCCTCATGAAATGCGATGGGGAAGTTGAGGTAAAAGAAGATTTCCACCAGAGTATGATTACAGTCATCATTGCGCTGCCTCAGCATGATATTAGTTGGCTGTTTATAATTAAAGAAAATGTGTTTGAATATCAAGTATATCGGAGAATATCATGAAACACTCTAAAGCATTTGAAAAAGTTTTTGGGGATTCTTTAAAAGCCACTGCTGGAAAACCAGCAAAATACTATGAAGAAAAACGTGTAAGAACTGGAAAAACTGCACGTAAAGCAGCTTCTAAAGATAAGCACAACTTCCAGTAATTAGTATTTGACAATAGAGTATCAACAAACTAGAATTGGTACTCTTCATAAATTGAGATAGAGGTTTAAATAATGTCTAAAGTTGTTAAAATGAAAGCTCCGGTAGAGAAGTACAACGGTACTGAACGTCAAACTCTGCGTTACCTGCTGAAAGATGTCTGGTTTTATTACCTGAACACTTCACCACGTCCGGGAAAAGGTAAGTCTATTGATAAGAAATTCCCAGGCAAAGACTGTAACTACAGCGTATCAATTCTGGCAGAAGACGGTAACAAACTGTTTAAAGAGTTTACTAAGTCTAAGAAGAACCCAGAAGGTTGGGATAAAGTTACTACTGAAGCAGTTGATGCAGATGACTTCGAAGAGAAGTTTGGTTGTAAACCACCTTTTGAAGCAGACACTTACTACATCTTGAAAGTAAGTCGTGCAGCAGCTTATAAAGATGGTGCTGTATGGACAGCTAAACAGTCATTCCCTGTTATGCTTATTGAAGAAGTAAATGGTAAGCGTGTAGCTGTTAAGCAGCCGATGAAGAAAATCAAAGCTCAAGCATCTGATAAACATGAAGATGATAAGAACTATGATGTAATTCATCCAGATATTGCAGTTGGTAACGGTTCTTTTGGTAGTGTGATTCTTTCTACTCACTTCTACACTTTTGAGAACAATGTTCTGACAAAACCTATTCAGGAACAGTTTATCATTGATACTCTTGTACCTTACACTGGTGGTAACGGTGCTAACGGTGAACCTGAACTGGATGAAGACGAACTGGCTATGCTTGGTCTTGATGGCGTTGAAGATAACGGTGAAATCACTGAAGAAGATGCAACAGACCACAAACCTTCGAATGACTCTGACGATGGTGATGACGAAGACTTGCCGGACCCAGATGACGAAGAAGATGAAGACTTCGATACAGAAGATTAATCTCTAAAAGTTACTTTAAAGCCCTGTACTTAGTATGGGGCTTTTTCATATGGAGAGCCATAATGGAGAAGTACACATTAACAAAGCTTCCCGATTCAGTTACACATGTCTTTATTGACTCTGACAGCATTGCCTATAAAGGTGCTTGTGTAGTTGAGAAAGCAAAGTATAAATACGTTAATAAACTCACAGCAGAAGAATCTGAACCATTTGATAATGCGAAAGATGCTGCAAGATGGTTAGCAGACCAGAGAATCTTTGTGGAAGAGCTTGGCCTGACATTTGATGAAGATGAATGGGAAAGACAAACTTGGAAAGAAGCTAAGAGTGAAAAAGAAGCTATCATGGCTACTCAACAGGTTCTTCAGGAATGGCTTAAGGTTGTTGGTAAAGAAAGAACTTGGGTGGGTTATTTAACAGAGAAAGGTGTGCATAAACATAAAGACATTAAAGGTCTTGAGCACCAATATCAAGGTAACCGTAAAGATGCTGTCACACCAACACACTTAGTCGCTTGTCGTGAATACCTTTTATCCAGACCAGAGTTCAAGCTCTTAAAGGGAGGCTTCGAAGCCGATTCAATCGTAATTGCTAAAGCTGAAAAGATGGGTAAGAAGGCTGCTCTTATGAGTATTGACAAAGACCTTCGACAAGCTGAAGGGACTTATTGTATTGATATGACTTATGAAAAATCACCACTAATCTTTATCGCTGATAACAATGTTGGTGATATCTGGGATTGTCCTATCAAATCAAAACCAAAAGCTGCAAAAACAGTTGGTGTAGGTTTTAAATTCTTGTGTTATCAGGCTGTTGCTGGAGATAATGCAGACAACTACTTCGGCCTAAAAGGTGCTGGTAAAGTAGCTGTGATGAATGCTTTAGATGGTAAAGAGACCTACAAAGAGTGTCTTGATGCTATCTATGAACTGTATGCTAAAAAAGACTCTTATACCTATGTGTCATGGGATGGTCAGACTGTTACAAAGACACCGTTAGAGTTAATGGAACAGCATTTCTTCCTAGCTTATCAAGAGCGAAATAAATCAGATATTTTTTCATTTGAAAAGTATGGTTGGACTCCGAATGTTAACTCAACAAACTCTTAAAGAATACCTGCACTATGACCCCGAAACAGGGGTCTTTACTTGGATTAAGAAGTCTGCTAGACACACAAAAATTGGCTCTGTTGCAGGTACAAACTTAAGAGGGTACACCAGAATTTATTTGTTTGGTAAGGGCTATTATGCACATACCCTAGCTGTTCTGTATATGGATGGATACCTACCTGAGTGTGTTGACCATAAAAATCATGTAACACTAGACAATCGCTGGGTAAATCTTAGGGCATGTACGTTATCAGAGAACCAATGTAATAGGTTGCTCAATAAGAACAATAAATCAGGTGTTAAGGGTGTGTACTACAAAAAACAGTATGGTAAGTGGTCTACACAGATAACTTTTAAGAAGAGGGTCTACTTCTTCGGCAACTATGACACTATTGATGAAGCAGCAGAGGTTGTAAATAGGGAACGTCAACGTTTACACAAAGAGTTTGCTAATAAAGGTGATGAATGAGAAAAATAAAAGGTTTTGGCAATTGCCCTGAATATGGACATTGGGTTTCACTATGTGGTGAAGTTGACCCAGCAAAGCACTTTGGTTTTGTCTACCTAGTGTACTGCAAAAAGACTGGACAGTACTATTTGGGTAAGAAACAGCTTAATAGTGTGACTAAAAGAAAAGTTGCTGGGGAGACTCGGAAGAAGGTAGTTACTAAGGAGAGTGATTGGATGACTTACGAAACCTCTTCTGAGTATATTAAAAAAGATATTGAAAGCTTTGGAAAAGAATTTTTTGACTTTTACATTATCCAAACCTACTACACGAAAGGTGGCCTAGTTTATGGTGAAGCAAACCTCCAACATAAATTCGATGTAATGACAAAAAGGATTGACTCTAAGCTCAGACTCTTCTACAATGCCAACATTGCAGCAATTAAGTTTATCACTAAAGAAACTTATGAAGATGCTGAAAAAAGAATCCATAAGGTAATGAAAGCAAATTGTGCTTGATAACTATTGAGAGAGAATAAAATGTTTAACAAAAGTAAAGCTGTGAGTCATGTAGCAAAGGTTGACAGCAAGATTGAAGAACTTGAGCGCATTCTTGCAAATGCCAGAGAGTCAATAATTAAAGAAGTTGAAGCTGTTGAATCTCAAATGCAACACCTAATGCTTAAACGTCAAGAGTTACGTGAGCATCTGGAATATATTGAAACACGAGAGCTAAAGGTTAACAGATTTTTAAGGAGTCCAAATGTTTAACTCAAGAGAAGCAGTAAAAAACTGGAATCTTCGTTGTGGAAACACTCAAAAGCAACCTTACAGTGATGAGTATTGGGAATCTTTAAAATCCCAGTCTCTGTGTATGCTTGAAGAAGCAAAAGAGCTTGTAAAAGCAATTGAAGAGAAAGACCCCATTGAGACACTGGATGCTCAGGCAGATTTGCAATATGTTCTTGACGGTTTGATTTACCTGTCACAACATGACCATAACGGTGCTATGAAAGCTGTTTGCCATAATAATGACCTGAAATACACAGATGACTATGAAGAGGCTTTAAAACGTCTTGCAGACATTGAAAAGCGCACTGGTCAAGAGTGTATCATCAGAATGTCAGTAGTTGATGGTAAAGAGTGGTATGCGATTGTTCGTGCAGCCGATGGGAAGATTATGAAGCAATCAAATCTCCCTAAAGTACAGCTTGGTGAATACATTGTAGAACTTGAAAGCCAAGAACTTTTTGTGGTAGTATCTGAGACATGCGTTATCTGCAAAGGTATTGTAGGTAGCTTAAAGGATTTGGGTGTAGATGGTTTTGTAGAAGTTAATCCAATTACCTCTAAAGCAGATAAAGACTTCTGTAAAGAGAATGGACTATGGATTGCAGATATTGTCTACTATGATGGTGAGCAGTTCCATGTAACCTCATACCCGAAACTGAATTATGATGCTAATAACCTGAAGTGCTGGTTAAAAGGGGTTGGTTATAATGGATTCACAGAACATTAATAAAGAGTGTGTGGCTCAGAAGAGCCACTTCTCAAACTACAATATTTCTATGACGGTGTTTATGAATGACCCGTTACTAGAAAAATATGGTGAGACTCCAGATACACTTCTGGACAATGAACAAGTTTTAAAAGCAGTCCTGTACAAATACGGGATTGATATTGAGAAAGAATATTCTTTTGAAATCTGCCAACACAGGAATACTTTCGGTAAAGTCGTGATGGCTCCGCTCTTTATGGGTGTAGAAAGGACTGACTATGGTTGGTTATATCTAAAAAGAAACTTGGAGAAATACCGTGTCTAAAGCAAAAAAGTTATCTTATGATGACATTATCTCAGGTGCTAAATTAGGTGTTGATAGTATCGGACAAGATGTTAAGCACGGAGACACAGTTATGTACTGTGACGACCGAAGAGGCAGAAGTGCAATCTTGTTTGGAAGAGTTGTTTGCAAGATGCGAGGTAATTACGTTGTTGAAGACATGAATGTGGATGTCACAAAACAGCTTGAAATAATTATGAATAGTAATATATCATGGTTCGTCAATTGTATGCACACTTCGTCAGTCACAAAGGTAAGTGATAAGTTTTACGATATGTGGCAGAATGAGCAAATTTTCAAGATTTAAACTAGGGAGCCTCTTCGGAGGCTCTTCTCATCTGTAGGATTCAAAAATGATTAAGACAATTAAAAAATCAAACGGTACAGTAGTAAGCTTTGACCCAGAAAGACTGAATAAGTGGGCATCATGGGCAGATAAGCGTGGAATTATCTGGTCAGAAGTCACTATGGAAGCCATGAAGCGTGTCTATGAGGGTTGCACTACAAAAGAGATGCACCAAGCCATGATTGATGTTTGTGTTGATAAACAAACTCAAGAGTACTCAGATATGGCTGGACGGCTACTTCTGGGGATTATCTACAAAGAAGCCTTTGGAGGCTTTACTAAGGTTCCTACGCTGGTTACCTTCGTTAAAAATATGGAGAGAGCAGGACTTTGGGAGAAGATGGATTATTCACAGGAAGAGCTTGAATATCTGCAAGGTTACATCGTACACTCAAAAGATATCTCTTACGGCTATGCAGTATTGAAACAGTTCAGAGACAAGTATGGTATCCGTGATATTAAAACTGGAAGACTTTTTGAGTCACCACAATTTATGTTTATGGGTATGGCTATGAAAGCCTTTGAGAAGCAACCAAAGCACCGTAGACTGCAAGATGTTATCAAGCTGTACACTTACCTATCTGGCCTGAAGATTAACGCTCCTACGCCTTATTTAAACGGTTTAAGAGCAACTAAATCAGGCTATGCGTCATGCTGTTTGATTAAGGCAAATGATACTGCTGAATCACTTGGTATTGCTGCAAAGGTTGCTTATGATATGACTACAAAGCAAGCTGGTATTGGGATGCTGATGGAGACTCGCACTATTGGTGATGGTATCCGTCAAAATACTATTGAGCACATGGGTAAGCTACCTTATTACAAGCTTGTACGTTCATCTGTAGAGGCAAACAAACAGAAGAGTCGTGGTGGTTCAGCTAATAACTTCTACACTGCTCTAGACCCGCAGATTGAAGATTTACTGCGTTTGAAGCACCCTACAACGGTTCCTTCTAAACGTATTAATGAGATGGACTACTCATTCGGCACAAACGATTATTTCTGGCAGTGTGTTCAGTATGATACAGATTGGTTGCTATTCTCTTACAAAGATGCACCAAAACTCTATGACATGTTCTACACAGCATCTGCTGATGAGTTTGCTATGGCAGTTGGTCATGCAGTGCATTCAGGTGTTAAACATAGACGAGTCAAGGCTCGTGAAATTGCTAAGCTGTTTATCCAACAGCGTTATGCTACAGGTCGTGTGTATCCATTCTTCACTAACAATGCAAACACACATACACCATTTAAAGAACCATTGAAGATGTCAAATCTTTGTATGGAAATTGTGTTGCCAGTGTATGGTTTTGAGAAAGAGACAGACCTTTACAGAGACGATGCTGTGAAAGAGGATGGTGAGGTAGCTCTTTGCTTCCTAGCTAGTTTGGTTGCAGGGAGAATTTCAGAAGATGAATACGCTGACGTTGCTTATTATGCTCTTGCAATGGTTGACTCCGTTATTGACCTTATGGATTATCCGTATCCGTCGATGCGTAACCATGTTCAGAAGCGTCGTTCTGTTGGGATTGGCCTTACAAATGTGGCTCATTACCTTGCGAAGAACTACGTGAACTACTCTTCACGAGCAGGTAAAACGAAACTTCATGAACTTGCAGAGATGCACTCTTACTATCTGCATGAAGCCTCTCTGAGACTTGCTAAAGAGCGTGGCGTTCCAGAGTACATGAAGTTCACTAAGTATCCTGAAGGCTGGGTTCCTCCAAAGACAGCTAACAAGAAGATTGATGAAAAGCATGACGCAAAACTACGATATGATTGGGATGACTTAGCACAGCGTATCAAAGAAAATGGTGGAATCCGAAACTCTGTATTAGAAGCTTACATGCCTAATGAGAGTTCTTCACTAGCAACTAATACGACAAATGGCTTGTACCCAATTCGTGACTTTATTTTAACTAAAAAGTCTGCAACTGGTAACGTGCTGTTTATTGTTCCAGATTATGAAGAGTTGAAGTATGTCTATGAAATTGCTTGGGGTATTGACACCTTTGACCTGATTGATTGTTATGCAATTGTTCAAAAGTTCACTGGTCAAGCTATCTCTTCAGATTTCTATGTTGACTACGCAAAAGCTAAGAAGGTATCATTGGCTCAAGCTTTGAAATACATGATTTATGCTAACTCAGTAGGTATGAAAACCATGTACTACCTTAACAGTCGCATTGGTGTAGGTAAATCTGCACTGCAAGATGCTTATTGCGAGGGATGTGGTGTTTAGTTTTAACAACTATGAGGGTCGTAAAAGACCCTCTAAAAATAACTTTGGAGAGACCATGAAAGATTTAATAGAAAAACATGAGCGACCAATATACTTGCTCTACAAACCCCGCAAAGCATTGTACTATGTGAGCAGCACAGGTATCATGATAAAGCAGAATAATGACTTATGGGTCACTGGAGCCTCTTACATCTCTACAGCAGATGGTAAAATCTATGCAAGACCTTATGAGATGTTTAACAAAGAAAATTGGGAAGTTTTAGACAGAAAACAAGCCTTAGAAATGATAAAGAAAGGAGAAATCACGCTATGATTAACCAGCACCCAATCTTTTTAGGTGGTGAGAGAAAAACTTTTGACTCACTTAATAAGCACTACCCAAAAATCTTTGAGCTTTATAAACAACAAAAAGCACAAGATTGGTCAGAAGATGAGTTCCCTTTTGAACAATCACGTCTTGATTTTGAGAGTGTCCCAGCATCAATGTCAGGTGTAATGCTTGAGATTCTTAAGTGGCAATGGGAAGCAGACACTCAAGTTGCTAAGAGCTTGGCATTTGCCTTTGCACCTTTTATTTCTGATGACATCTATGCAACTGCAATTATGAAGCAGTCTGAGATTGAAAACCTACATGCTCTTACTTACTCAGAGATTGTAAGGCAATGTATTAAAAATCCTGAAACAATCTTAGATGAGATTAACCAGAACATTGCTGTACAAGACCGATTAAAAACTGTGAATCGTGTTCTTGAAGAATTACTGGACGAGGGTATAAACTATCGACTGAGCTATGTCCGTGACTCACTTCTGGACAAAGACCCTTTACACTTCCATAAAGTGATTCTGAAAGGTCTATTTGCAGTGACTGCACTGGAAGGCATATCTTTTATGGCATCCTTTGCATGTACTTTTGCACTTGATGCTCAAGATAAATTTCAGGGTATTGCTCAAGCTGTCCAGAAAATTATGCTTGATGAAATCCTTCACACTAAAATTGATATTGAAGTTTTAAAAGAAACTTTAAGAGATGATGAGTGGCAGAAAGCTTTTCAACAAATTCTTCCAGAGATTAAAGTAATCTTAGATGAAGTAGTTGAAAGTGAAGAGAAATGGTCGTATTATATCTTCTCCGAAGGACGTGCTGTAGTTGGCTTAAATACAAAGCTTCTTCATGAGTGGGTTTACTATAATGCTGCCCCATTGTATGATATGTTTGGCATTCCCAGAGATTTTGTAGCTCCTAAAGAACCACCTTTGAAGTACATGATTAAGAAGATGGAAATTGATAAAGAGCAGAATGCTAATCAGGAGCAACAGAACGGTGCGTACCTGTTGAATACTGTTGTAGATGATTTGAATAGTGGATTTTTAGAGGTTCCTTAATGACTTATGTAATTTACTCCAAAACTGGATGCCCTCAGTGTGAGACTGCAAAGAATTTTGCAAAAGCTCGCGGTATTGACCATGTTGTGAGAATGTTAGGGCAGGACTATGAACTATCAGACCTTATGGATATTGCACAGATGCCAGTTCGTCAGATGCCATTCATCATGAAAACTGATGGACAAAATCTAAAACCTGTTGGGACGCTACAGAATTTTATGGCAGAGGTGAATAATGCTTAAACGCCTTTGGGAAGGTTTGGTTGTTGATGCACCAGCCATTGTGATTGGTATGCTTGTTGTTAACCTATTTACTGATTTTGAACAAGGTTCATTGTTTGGAGCCATGCTATTATGGGTTATCTTTGAAATATTAGAGATACAGCTAGGCATCACTGAAAAACTAAGAAAACTCGTTTCGAAGTTTTCTAAAAAGATTTAAAATGAAAGGGTCTCTTCGGAGACCTTTTTAGCATGTAAAGGGGCAATAATGAACAAAGTACAGATTATTAAAAAGAATGGCTCACTTGAAGAACCTGATATCAAAAAAGTTTTAGCGGCAGTAACAAAGTCAGCTAACAGGGTTGGATATAAAGAACTTCCACCAGATGTTACCCAAGCTCTTGAGTCAGCATTTATGAGGATTCTGGTAAAGTCCACTAAGCAGAATAATTTGCTCATTTCAGTAAATGATATTCACAGTATTGTTGAGGGTGCTTTGGCAGAAGTCAATCACGAGATTTATGAGTCTTACTCAACATATAGAAACTATCGTAAAGAGGTTGCTCAAAATTGGGATGAGCTTTACCAAAAGACTAGAGACACACTCTTCTTAGGTGACCGTGAAAATGCTAACTTTGACAGCAGTTTAATTTCTACAAAAGGTTCAATTATTCGTGGTTACCTGACTAAAGAAATCTTTAAACAGTACCATTTAACACCAGAGGAACTTGAAGCCATTGAAAAAGGGTTTATCTACATCCATGACTTAAGAGACCTGATTTTTGGTGGTATCAACTGTTGCCTGTTTGACATTGGTAAAGTGCTGAAGGGTGGCTTTGAAATGTCTGGCATCGAATACTGTGAACCAAAGTCTGTGCTGTCAGCCTTACAGGTTATCGGTGATGTAGTTCTTTCAGCAACTGCACAGCAATTTGGTGGCTTTACTTTAGCAGAGATTGATAAGGTGCTTGTACCGTATGCTAAGAAGTCTCTACGTTATCATGCTGAGAAAGCAGCATCTTACGGTATTCCTAAAGAACATTACCATAATTATGTCATGGAGCAGCTACAGATTGAATTAACTCAAGGTTTCCAGTCACTTGAAATGAAGCTAAACACTGTACCTTGCAGCCGTGGTGATTTCGCATTCACAACTTTAACATTTGGTTTACTTGACTCAGATATGTCTAATGAAGACAACCGATTACAATACATGATTGCAAGTACTCTCCTAGATGTTCGTATGAATGGACAAGGGAAGAGCAAGAAGCCTGTTGTATTTCCTAAACTGGTTTATATTTATGACCAGAAGAGACATGATGAAAATATCTGTCAAGGTCAACTGTACAGTAAAGCCATTGAGTGTTGCTCTAAAGCAATGTATCCAGATTTCTTAAGTGTATCTGGTCATGGTGCTGTAGCAGAGGCTTTTGAGCGTTCTGGCAAGGTAATTTCACCGATGGGTTGCAGAGCCTTCTTATCTCCATATCTTAATGAGGATGGAGAAGAGTTCTATGTTGGTCGTGCTAATATTGGTGCTGTATCTTTGAACTTACCAATGATTTATCAGTACGCCAAAGAGAATGGTTTAGATTTCTGGAAAGAGCTTGACAAGTACCTAGAAATGATTCGCAGCTTCCACAAGAAACGCTACGGAATGATTGCTAATATGCCAGCAAGTTCTAATCCTCTTGCATTTACACAAGGTGGTCTGTACAAAGGAACTAAGAAGCCTACTGACAAGGTTGGCTGGGATATTGTGAAGTCCTTCACAGCTTCTTTTGGGGTTACTGCGCTTGATGAGTTATCTGTTCTTGCTGAAGGTAAACGACTTCATGAAGTTGGAAGCTATAGTTTTGCATACGATGTGATGGCATACATTAACATGAAAACTGAAGAGTTTAAAGATGAAGATGGTTTCTTATATGCCGTCTATGGCACTCCAGCAGAATCACTTTGCGGAACTCAGCTAAAACAGTTCAGAGATATGTTTGGCGTTATCAAAGGTGTTTCTGATAAGGAATACTTTACAAACAGTTTCCATATGAATGTTGCAGCAGACATCTCACCATTTGAGAAGCAGGACTTAGAAGAGCCATTCTTCCATATCTGTAGAGGTGGGAGAATCCAGTATGTCAGGGTAGCTAACCCAGAAAACTTAACAGCACTTAAAAGTTGTATTACAAGAGGGATGTTGAAAGGTTTCTATCAGGGACTTAACTTTGACTTAGCAATCTGTGAACATTGTGGTAACAGACCAAAGGCTGATGTTGAAGAATGTGAGGTTTGCCATTCACATGATATCTCTGTGATTAACAGGGTGTGCGGATATCTGGGATGGACTAAGATTAAAGGTGAATCCCGAATGAACGATGCAAAAATCGCTGAGATTCGTGACAGGATTTCTATGTAAAACTTGACAAGGTGATGTGGGTCTTGATAGGCTTACATCACCTTTTTTATTGGATGTTAGATATGGCAGAGAGTATTATTGGGTTGTTCATAGGTTCTGTCTTACTAGGGTTCTTTTTAGGACTCTCTTATTGTGAATTGAGAGATAAGTTAAAATGTTTAAGATATCAAAAGCGTTGATATACATACTCCACATTCTAATCTTCTTCTTTGGTGTTAGCGTTATGGTATGGGGTTTTTCAGACCCACAATGGAGTTTCTCATATCATGGTCAGATGGATTTATGGTCATGCTTCAAACCATTTTTAGGATTAGCTATAGCATTCAGTGCATTACCAACTAAGGTGAAATTATGATTAAGTTAAGCCAAAAACAATTAGAGTGGATTAAAGATTACGCCTCAGAGTGTGGCTCTTGCGAAAAGAATCACGTAAGATACTCAACATTCCACACAGTATTCACACTGTATGTCAGCGACAACGTTCTAAGTGATTCTGTAGAAGATGGTGTATCATTGCCTAATGGATTGCTTGATAAATTAGCTGTAGTCTCTGGAACTTGGTCTGAAGAAGACGGTCATGAACTATCTAATGATGTTGTCTTCTACAGTCTTGAAAACATTATGAATCCAGAGTACATTATGCTAATGACTTGCGCACAAGATTGTGTACCATTACAAAACTTCATTAAAGAACACTGTGAAGAATTTATTACTAAACAGGTTCCTTGTCAGGTGGTGTTTGAATGAGTAAAACAATTCGAAGAAAAGGTTTAAAGAACGTTCATGGACTCTATGAGTGGAGAAATGAGGTACGTAACAGAGAAAATGCTTCAGATGTCTACTTCCATTCTGATATGATGTCCAGAAAAGGTGGCTCTTACGACTTCACAAGCCAGCCTTGTAGAGAGATTAAGAAGGCCACTAAACGTCTTACAAGAACACAAATAAGGCAGCTTTCTAAGACATCCTTCTTAGATGAAGATTTTGATATTGATAGCAAGTCTCCAAAGAAAGCCGCTAAGAACACTTATATGTATTGGTGAGGTAACTAGATGAATTACATGGAGATTAGGCCATTTGACACAGCTAATGGCGAAGGGGTTCGTGTAAGCCTCTTCGTAGCTGGTTGTAAGCATCACTGCGAAGGCTGCTTTAACAGGGAGTCTTGGAAGTTTAATGCTGGTAAAGAGTTTACTTATGCAAACCTCTACGGTATCATTAAGTTAATGGATGATGAGGCCATCAGTGGGTTGTCAATACTCGGTGGAGAGCCTCTGGAGGATAGAAATATTCAAGAGGTTACCAACATATGCAAGCGTATTAAAACTGTTTATCCAGAAAAGTCTATATGGCTTTGGACAGGTTTTCAACTGCACGAAAAAATTCACCTTGATGTGATGAAATATGTTGACGTGGTGATTGATGGTAAGTATGATTCATCTAAACCAACAGTTAAACCATATCGTGGTTCAGACAACCAAAACCTCTGGAGAAAAGAGTACGGATGGCAAGGTGATTGTCAGTGGAGAGCAGAGTGATTATTCTGGCAAATGGACTAAGGTATAACTCCAATTGGTATCACTGAAGAAGAACTCCATAAGTTCTGTATTAAACTTTAATGAGAGAGACTAAAATGGGAATTTTAGGTAATATGAAGGCTGGCTTCTTGAAGGCACTGGCAAAAGCAGCAGCAATCATTTCTATGACTGGAAAGCAGGTTGGTGTAGATGCTTCAGCAGTTGCACAAGTTCTTACAAGCCAAATTAAACAGCAACCTTACATCTATGTAGGCCGTGGCAAAGGTGGTAAGAAACAAGCCCACCGTCCGTCTGGTGCAGCAGCTATTAAACGAGCAGCTAAGAAAGCTCGTAACCGTAAACGTAATAAGAAGGCTAAATAATCATGAGCAAAGTTTATAACACTGATAACTTTGTAAAAGTTACTGGAAAAGCAAAAGAGCTTATGGATGAGAGTGAGATTTCATTCACAAGCCTCTTGAAAGTAGCTCAGTAAACAGATACTATAGGGGAACTGTAAAGGTTCCCTTTTTATTTTGGAGGTAAAATGTATCTGTCAAATCTGAAACGTTCGGTTGCAATGTCAGTTCTAAGACTCAGCTTTGATGAGCGTCAAGAATTTATAGACTCCCACAAATATAACCCTTCAAATTCTAATCACATGGTTCTTTGGAATCGTGATAACTTCCGTGAAAGAGCACTTGTCCGTTATTACCCACACTACACAATAGATAACCTGTATGAATGGTGTGTTGTGAAGAACACCATTGCAACACTGAACAATCTTTGCAGGTATACGGGTAAGCAAACATTTACACTAGGCCACCACAAACCTGTTACAAAAGGTGGTGAACATCACTGTGCGAACTGGTTTATCCAAACTAAAGCTGATAACCAGAAGCAAGGAGATAGCCTCCTAAGTATTCCTAAGATGACCTATGAAGAGCAAGAGAGGTATATCAAAAATAATATGCCAGATGTGCTTGACAACAACTATACAGATTTGGCAATATCTCTCCTGTTGAAGTTCGAGACAGTTTATAGGGCAACTTATAATGGCTAAAGAAAAGTGGGAGATTTTACCATTAGTCAGTGAAGGAGGTAATGGTTGTGAAATGTACATGATACGTGGTCATGTTCCAGAGCCAATTGCACTTGAGATGGTAAACAACTTTACAGATGGTTCTTACAAAGACTTAGGCGAACCAACTGTCAAGCAACAATGGGTTAAACCTGTACCAGACAGCACAGGTAACTGTAGTGTACTTTATCACGTTGTAGACCCTGCAAAATGCAAATCTGCAATGGCAGTAACAAACGTAACTTTTGATTGAGAGAGAAAACTATGAAAACATCTATCCGTGTTACAGTTCATTCACCAACTAAAGGAACTCATGAAGAAGAGTTTAACATCATCCAATTTCCTTCTGGTGAGATTGGTGGACACTTTTCGCCAGAGTTTGTTGATTTCACTGCTTATGCAGCATCATCCATCAACAATGTGGTTATGATTGTAAAAGGTTATGATAAGGATACATTGTTTGCTGTGGCACTTGCTAAAGAAGCAATTGATGATTTAATTCCTCATGATTATGCTTTAAAGACTGTCATCTTTTACTACTTACCAAATGCACGTTATGACCGTCACATGTTTAAAGGTGACGCAGCAGCTTTAAAGGTTTTTGCTAAACAAATTAATGCAATGGGGTTTGGCGCAGTCTGTGCAGTTGACCCTCACAGCTATGTACCAGATAATCTGTTTAACTGCTTCCAGAGTATTCCTCAAAAGGAAATTGCAGTCCACTATGCAAATGACCCACTGATTGATTACTTAGTAGCCCCAGATGCAGGTGCTGCTAAGAAGATTGCAGAGACTGCTAAAGAGGTGGATAAACCATACATCACAATGTCTAAAGTGCGTAACCTTAAGACTGGTGAAATTACTGGTATGCGAATCCTTGATGATGTTGATTTGACAGATAAAACCGTCATGATTCTGGATGATATCTGTGATGGTGGTCGAACCTTCATAGAAGCAGCGAAACATCTTCGTGAAGCAGGTGCAAAACGTGTGGAACTTTATGTAACACATGGTATCTTCTCTAAAGATGTTGAAAACCTTCTTGACAATGGTATCGACCATATTTACACTACAAACTCTTTAGGCGAAGCTAAAGACCGTGGCTTAACACATTACAGTCAAGTTACTGTAGCAAACCTTGATTGAAAGTTTATAGGGGCTTAAAAGCCCCATTTTGAGAGAGATTAAAAGATGACTAAATCACTTTATGCAGTACCAGCAGGTTTAAACGCAGATGCTTACAAATCTGGTCATGTTTACCAGTATCCTAGTGCAACAGAATACTTGATGTTCAACCTGACACCACGTAGTGACAAATGGTTTAACAGCCCTTTGGCAATTGACGGTGTAGTAGCTTTTGGTATTCAACGTTTCGTTAAAGATTACTTGATAGACCACTGGAATGCCACCTTCTTTGAACGTGACAAAAAAGAAGCAATTGACGAAATCTTAGAAGTCATGAACGGTGTTCTGGGCAAAGATGCTATCGGTCGAGAGCATTGGGAAGCACTTCACGACTTAGGTTATCTACCAGTTGAAGTATACGCTGTAGAAGAAGGTACAGTTGTCCCTATGCGTGTCCCAATGATTGTCTTCCAGAACACTGTTTCAGGTTTCCATTGGGTAGCGGGGTATCTGGAAGATGCTTTCTCTGCTGAGATTTGGAAGGCTTGTACCATTGCAACTATTGCATTGCATTATAAACGCATCTGTAAGAAGTGGGCTGACCTTACTTGCGACAATGACTTACATTTACCTTATCAGTGCCATGACTTTGCTATGCGTGGTATGTCCGGCTTTACCGATGACGCATTTAATGCTGTAGGTCACTTAACCAGCTTTAAAGGAACTGATAGTTTCCCTGCTGTATACACGGCTAAACGCATCTATGGACAGTCTTACCCAATTTCTGATATTGGTAGTTCTGTACCAGCCACTGAGCACTCTGTAATGTGTGCAAACATTGCTTGGGAAGGTGGTAATGAGTTGATTGAAGAAGAAAGACGCTTTAAAGGTGAGTTACAAACCTTCCGTCGTTTCTTAACAGAAACTTACCCAACTGGTATTGCAAGTGTTGTTTCAGACACTTATAACTTCTGGAGAACTGTGTCAGAAATTTTACCAGCACTTCGTAAAGAAATTATGGAACGTGATGGCAAACTGGTAATTCGTCCTGACTCTGGAGACCCTGTACATATTGTCACAGGTTATAAAGCAATCCACTTAGAATGTGCTAAGAAGGCTTATTACGAGCACCTAAGCAATCTGGAAGCCAGTGACACAATGTTGAATGCTGTTCTGAACATGAAGCTTGAAAACATCAACTATGGTATTGCTGGATGGCTACTGTCAGAAGGCTACGAAATGGTTGTTGACAGAGAAGACTTTGAAGTTGCTGATACAGTGATGTTGAAAAATGCTTATATGGTTGGTTCTGCAAACGTTGTAACACGTCCTGTAGCTGAGATTGATGGAGCTATTAAGACACTGTACAACATTTTTGGGGGAACTATTAACTCTAAAGGGTTTAAGGTACTGGATGAGCATATCGGACTTATCTATGGTGACTCTATCACGCTGGAACGTGCAAACGAAATCCTGAAGCGTCTGTATGAAATGGGTTTTGCAAGCTCTAACGTAGTGTTTGGTGTAGGCTCTTACACTTACCAGTACATGACTCGTGACACCTTTGCATTTGCTGTCAAAGCAACTCTTGCAAGCATTGGTGGTAAAGAGATTATGCTTGCAAAAGACCCTAAAACAGATAGTGGTATTAAGAAGTCTGCTTTTGGTGGTGTAGCCCCTATGTGGGATGGTGAGAATCTGAAAGCTGTAGATGGCTATGGATTCCAGAGTTTTGCAGATGCACTTGAGCATCCAGCTTGTGCTTTACGTTTAGTCTTTAGCGACTCCGAGCAGTTCGGCTACACAACTCTTGGCGATATTCGAAATAATATTGACAAGCATCTTTAAAAGTATATGATAATAGGCTCCTACGGGAGCCTTTTTAATTTCTGGAGAAAATTATGAAAATCAAAGAGATGAACATCAACATTGTCTTAGAAGAGCGTTGGGAGAACATCAAGAAGCCTGAAAATGGTCATAAGTTCCTCAACAAAATCTTAGTAGCAGCTAAAGAAGAACTGACTGGGAAGATTGCAGCAGCAATCACAATAAAGGTGTGTGTAAAAGGTCTTCCAGACAATCACCAATTTGCACTTGACGAGTTTAAAGAAAGCTTCTACAATCCAAACAAACAGATGCTTGAAAGTAACTTTGCAGTATCTACAAGTATCGTCCATGACAGAAGCTTTATCCTTTACAAAAACATGAGAGGTGAGTCATGCAAGCATATTGGGTAGAAATTTTACTGTCACTTGGTAGTGTAGCAGTCCTTGTTTACCTTCTTTGTAAGTACTTTGCAGAACACAAGAAGTGTGACTACTGTAACGGAGAAGGGTATACAAGAGCAGGTTGTTGCCCTATGTGTGGTGGTTCTGGTAAAATGTTTAATAAGTAATTT